CTGTGCCTGTCCAGGGGTAGACGCCTGCCAGTAATCGAGGTGTACACCCAGTTGTTCACCCTGGCCTCCTGCTGCCAGCGGGTGGACACCTTCTTGATTTCGGGGTATTCGGTGTCGTACGCGCGGACAGCTTGTTGAATTTCGTGCTCTGGGGCGCCAGTCTGCCGTGCGAGCGTAGCGACACCACCCCCGTACACCTTCCCGAACCCAGCACCCTTGAACAGATTTCGTTCTGGCTTTGTGGCCCCGGGACCTTTAATTAGGCGGGCGGTGTACATATGGATGTCGAATCCATCGGGATACTCATCCTTCGGGTACGAATCAGCGTTCTTGAACCCGTGAGCCATGGCTTTCACACCCGCGAGTGCCGCAAGCACTCGCATCTCGATAGCCTGGAAGTCCGTACTGAGGAAGACATGACCCTCATCTGCCAGGAGGCAGCTTCGGATCATGACATCCGTAGACGGCAGGGTCTGCAAGGCAGGCCTGGTGATACTCATACGGCCTGTACGTGCTTGCATCGAGTTGATGTTCGCATGGGCACGGCCCCCGGCACTCATCGTCTCCAGGAACGTCCCTGTGTACGCCGACTGCCACTTACCAGCACGCTTGGACCTGATTACCGAATCCGCCAACGGATTCGGGGAGCGGAGGTTGAGACGCTCCCAATCCTTGTTCATATCAGCGAGAGCAAGTAGGACAGGTCCGTCTACTTTCAGAGCACCACTGGGTGTGGTATCTGTCAGCTTCTCACCCATCGCGACCAAGGCCTCTGAGAGTTGCTTGGTCGAATTGGGGTTCTCCACACCAAGGCCGATAGCCTTTTCGGTGTACATCTCCGCCTCATCGAACAACTGCTGGTCCCGATCCCGTGTGTACTCGACGTCGAGCACCATCCCAGTGCGCCGCATAACGGCGCACATACGTGCAAGCTGGTGTTCGTAGTCCAACAGACCGGCCTTGATGCGCAGCCTCTTATGCTCCGCTACGAGCTTGCGGTACAGCCTGGCGGTGTAGATGACATCGAGCCCTGCGTAGAGGTTGTACGTCGGCTCGTCCAGGTCGATACCTGCCCACCCAGTGGCTTTGGTGAGCTTGAGAGACCTGAACACAGCAGTGAGGCCCCCTTGTGTGTCCGCTGCGTCAGGATCGACGTAGTAGGCACTCAGAGGCTTTAGAGCGGTACCGATACCGCCCTCCTGCGGTTGCCTGGGGTCTACCAGACCCGCCATGAGGCGGGTATCAGTAGTCTTAGGAGCGAGAGACTCGATCGGGAAGCCTGCATGCCTATCCAGTACAGCCCAGTCGAACGGGGCGTTGTGGATCAGGAAGTGCTTACCCTCCTTCAAGGCTTGCTTGGTGCAGTACGGGTACCACCCTCCTTTTTCGAAAGGGAGGACCCAAGCGTTGTGCTCGTCACTGAACTGAACCAGGCGGAGACGAAAGCCAGGGGTGTAGACGTCGAGCCCTGTCGTTTCCGTGTCCAGGGAAATAGGTCCACGGGCGTTAACCCTGTGGAACCACTCGCTGAACTCCCTGAGATCATCGTCAGTCTCAGGGATGTGCACCGTGATCGTGTCCTGACGGACCGGGTGCCTGATCTCCCTCATACGCCCCTCCTGCAGCATGTCCCAACGGACATACCGAGCGCGGTGTAGTACGCAAGCTGACCCCGCTTCTTGCAGAAGACACAGGTGCCAACCACCCCTTCAGGGAGCGGAGTAGCTTTCCAGTCTTCGCTAGGCCGCATGACTAGCGTGTCACACACCGCGCACACACAGTCGTCGTCGCACTCGCCCATCACTGGTTCACCAGCCATCCTTGCTTCACGGCTTCGACAACAAGCTCGTGAGCATCGATGATGTTGCTGAAATCATCGTGGGACTCATGGAACCTCATGAGCTCAAGTCCGGTGTTGCACGCCGAGGACAGCGTGCCCTCACCGATCTCATGCACCGTGATGTCATACCGGTCCGTGTACTCACGGGCCAGGAGCTGACCGAACACACCCCTGAGAACAAACGGGTTTGTGTCCGTGACCACCACGTAGTCGCCTACGTAAGTGACGATACGCGCCCACTCCGTGCTGACCTCTACGGTTTCGGAGTCGTAGCGGTGGTGGATAGGGCACTGCTCACCTTCGGGGCACTCTTCGATACCCATCAAAACCTCCTTCTAGACTGAGTAGACCCCAAAAGGCCCCGCCTTAGCGGGGCCCAAAGGTATTCACTCAGACGACAGATCGTCCTCGTTTTACTCAGACGGTGCGAGAGCACGGAACAGATCGTCGTCCAGATCGAGGTCGTGTGCCTCGGTCCAGTGCTGGTCTGCGACGTCTTTGTCATGCAGCTTGCGGAGTTCCTTGATCTGGTCCGCGGTCATCTTACTTCCCCTTCTGCTTGTTCCACTCTTCGCTAGCCTCGAAGCCCAGCTCGAAAGAAGCCCAGGAATGCGCCAACACGAGGTTGACAGCGTCCCCGGAAGGGACGCCACCCTTCTTCAGCAGACGAACAATCTCTGCTTCGATACGCAGACGTTCTTTGGTGGTGATCTCCTGCCGGTCGTGCACCTTCTTGACCACTGCGAGAGTGGGCTTGCTGACGTCCATCGCTACCTCTCTTCGGTTGCTGTGCGTGCCCCGGTGACCTGTGACGGTCTACGGCTGAACCGCCGGGGCTGTGGTGCTAGTCCTTCTTGACCCGTACAGGGGCGGAGACCCGAAGCCAGCTAGCGTGGCAGGGTCCTTCGTGGAACGGTCGGTTGTGCCTCACCAGTCGACCCTGGTGGTCAACAGGGGTCGGGTTGTTACACGCCTGGCAGACGGTGAACCGACCGTATTCGTCTGTGATGATGTCATGCACGGGTAGGTACCTCCAAGGCGTTTCGATCAAACGGGTAGGCCCCTGTGCTGTCTCCGTCGAAGACAACCCAGTAGATGTCCCTGCAGATGCCGTGACCGAGCTCTACGTGGCTCACCGTACCCAACCGGTCCCACACGTCCACCCGGTCGTTCTCGTTGATGGTACCCCAAGCTGCGTTGTAAGCGGAGGTATAAACCTCCGCCTCCTCACGAGTAGAGAACGTCAGACCATCGACGTCTACGTCAAACAAGCTCAACTGCTTCATCGAGCCACCTTCCTTTCTGTCCAGTTAGGGGAAAAGCATCTTGCCGCACACACTACAGAACCGAGCACCCGGAAGGTTCCCAGCACCGCAGGAATGGCAGTACACGGGCTTACCGTCGCTCATCCTTCCACCTTGTACTGGCGTAGTACGACCACTTCGTTTGCGCTACCGGCCCACACGGTGTCTTCTGCCACTCCGTCGGAGGTAACAATGTCGTCCAGACACTCGCGTACAGCGGTGTGGAACTCCTTCATCCCTGCGGCCTTACTCCTGAACACCCCGAGGACCAGTGTACTTTCGTAGTACACCTTGTGAACAAGGACCCAAACCGTCACTTCATGACCTTCTTCCAGATCGCTGTGACGAGGCCCCTAAGGCCTCGATAGACCATCCAACAGAAGAAGAGGAACAACACGAGGTCGATCATTCGTTGTCCCTCTTCTCGAACGGGTACTCCAGCTCACACCAGATGCACGGAGCCCAGTCAGGGCGCCCGATGCAGAAGCACCGGTCCTCACAGCCATCGCAGTCGTACAGATAGCCGTAGGTGTGCGGCCACTCCAGGTGGGGTGTCATGACACCTCCCTAGCGGAGGCAGAAACGCCAGTAGCGCCCCGCACACCGTTAGCACCCAGCTTACGCAGAGCCTTGACCTCAGCCTCACCCTTAGAGCGAGCCCAGATCGTGTAGGCGATACCTCGGTTGGCACCGCCTTGCGTGTAGTACAACGAAACAACGTATTGTTTCGGCATTCTTTCCTCCCTGAGTAGACCACACAAGGCACCGCCTAAGCGGTGCCCCATGCTATTCACTCAGACGACAGGTCGTCCCCTATCTCGCACGGGTAGCAGGTTTGTCCTGCGTCTTTACCGTGCTTGCAATACACAGACCCTTTTACGGGTCGGGACGGTGTCTCTGTGGTGTAGACGAGACGGGACGTCATTGCGCTTCCTCCTTATGTCTTCGAGTGCTCCCGGCTGGATTCGATCCAGCACCTCACGGCTGTTCAGGAGCGGGTGGTTCAGAACTGCAGCTTGCCGTGCTTGTCAATCCAGTTGACCACCTTGTAGTCACCCCAGATGTCGTGGAAGCACGGGTAGCACAGTGATTCTTCCACGCCGTCCACACGTACCAGAGTGCCTGGTTCAGGCTTGCCGCACCGGTCGCACCGGGTGTACTCAGCCATTGTTCTCTCCTGCCTTTGTGCAGCGGTACTCGCTGTCCATCTTCCGGAACCCAACAGGTCGGGGCTCATCAGCCTTGGGCCATGGTGTGCACCCTGACTGGAGACACCCCCGACAGAGTGTCCATCCGCCTGCTTCGATGTCCATGCGGGTTGTGCAGTCACGACACGAACACTGGTTCATGATGCCTTCCTGATCCTCGCTGTACCGTGGTACGCAGCTTCTGCCTCTACAGCCAGCTCGACTGCATCCTTCTCGGTCGCTGCGTAGTCGTACAGAAAGCTGTAGTCGTCGTCCAGGTGTATCCACACCTCGTACATGCTGCTCCTTTGGGGGGTGTCACCACTGCACAGACAGTGGTTCATCGCAGGTGATGCAGTGCACTACGAAACCACCGTAGCGCCATTCTGCGTCGTCTCCGGTCAACGCTTCCAGGCGTTTGACCGTTGAGTTCAGTACTCCACTGATCCTGGCGTTGTGCCCGGTGTGTTCGCTGATGACACGCTCCATGAGCGTGTTCGGTTCGTTGGTCATCACAGCCCCTTCTACCTCTGTTGGGCCCTGAGTTGCCGGACTACGTCAGGTATGTCCGACACACTGATTCCCAGTTCAGCAGCTACGCCCCTGACTGCATCCTGCCTACGCCTCATCGCGTGAGCCATTGTGCCGGGGACTACGTTCCTGGGATGCGGTCTCGGCTCCCTGAGTGTGTCGGCTGCCACGGGCTCGACCACGTACTTTCGTCCGTGGACAACGACGGTGTTGGCCCGGATCACTGCCGCACGCCAGTCAGTGGTCATCACTGCACCGCCTTCAATTCGTGCCCGGGGTAGGCGTCCTCTGACCCATCAGCCCACTCTACGTAGAACCAGGGGTCGTCCTCGTTGAACTCACAGGGCATCGCCACGATGACGCCCACATCTTCGGTCGCTCGGGCAACGAGCGTCACCCGCACGCCAACCGAAAGCCTCACGGTGTACATGCTGCTCCATTCCCGCACAGCCTTCCGGGCTGTGCGCCCACAGCGGAGGACAGAATCAAGGAACGATGCTGTCCACCACTGTGATCTTCGCTCGGCATCCTGCGGTTCATGATCTGCATCACTCCGCGTTCTGTGCCTCGCTACCGTTTTCTTGTGGAGGGTCGGTGCCCTGTCTCCTGGTTGCCAAGGGTCCCAGTTCCCTCGGGCCGCTAGGCCCTCGATCGCCCTGTCTTGCAGCGATGTCCCTACTATGACACGCCCCTCGGACGATGTCAAGCAGACCTGTCAAGATCTTCCGAGCTCGTCACATCCTGACATGCCAGGGCCTCTGAGCTGGGCTTCTTAGCGAGGATACAGACGCTGGTGTATCGATGGTACACGCGATGGCTGGCCAGATGTAATAGTCACAGCAGGGGCAGTGAGGCTTACGTGCGAGGGCGGAGAGGATGATGAGAGCGTGATACACACTCGTTGTGTAAGCCACTAGTGACAGTCCATGCCTTCGATAATCATGCTATCCGCTGCATATCCCTGCGATATCCGTTGAATATCCCCGTTATACCTACGATATCAAGGGAATAGCGCGCACATTCCGTGCATTCACACGCTGGCCTATTTAATAGCAGGCTCGACGCCTTGCTCACATCATGATCATGCCCTGACCAGCGAGTATCACACTCTGCTCACGTCACTCACTGTGCTTTGCTGTGTACACACCACGCCCTGACCTGGTAACTTTCAAGAGTGTCGATGTCACTCAGCGTGACCCGGGGTTGTTAAACGATCTTCGTGTGAGTGTGAGTTACTGTCACTAGAAATCTGACATGCAATCAGATACTAGTAACGCTCCGTATAGAATCGTGGGCATTGCGCTACACACAGAGTAATTGTTTGTAACGATTGTGTCTCGGTTCTACGAGGATCATGATCAAATGGCCCCCCTTATAATTTAGAGAACAACTTAGAAACACTAGAAACCGAGAACACAAAAACAACAAGGGACTGGGAGGCCCTAGCCGACCAGGCCCCTTCTAGTAGAACTAAAACAGACTAGTAACTACCCAGGCCCTTAGGGGCCTGGGGTTAGACTAAGTATACTTAGTAATACTAGACAGTAGTTAAGGGAACTTATTCCTCCGCTAGTATTACCCCTCCGCCTTAAGGCGGAGGGTAGTATCTTAACCTCCGCTAAGTAGTTTTAAGATATATAAAGGGCAGGCGCCTAAGCGCCTGCCTACTGGTCTGTTTTCAAAAAAGGAACTACAACATGGCTAAAGCTTTCGTAGATGACGAAGGGAAGATCTACAAACGCAAGCCAGGACGTAAGGTCAACAGAACAGTTCAGCAGAAGAAGGACACCGTCCTCAAGTACATGAAGGATGGCTTGACCGTATCTCAGGCTTGTAGAGACCTGGGTATCCATGCACAGTCTGTTGCGTACTACAAGAAGTCAGATGCCAACTTCAGGAACGAGTACGCTCGTATCAAGCTCATGTCCAAGACGGACACAGCAGCTATCGCACGAGAAGGTATGCCTGACTTCCCTGACTTCTGCATGCAGTACCTCGACACCAAACTCTTCTGGCACCAGCTTCAGTGGTACGACATTCTGGAGGGTCGCGTTCCTCGCGACCTCCATGAGCGGCAGCTCTACCACCAAGGCGACCCGGGTATGGTTATCGTCAACACCCCACCCGAGCACTCCAAGTCTACGACGATCACGGTGAACTACGTGACCTACCGGATCTGCCAGGATCCGAATATCCGTATCATCATCGTCTCGCAGACCCAGGAGATGGCCAAGCGATTCCTTCGGGCTGTGAAGGACCGGCTTGCCGGGCCAAACCAGGCGTATCGCAAGCTTCAGATCGACTTCGCCCCTGAAGGGGGCTTCGACGCCAATTCAGCGTCCTGGACAGCCGACTCCATCTACGTGAACTCAGAGACCCGTGACTCCGGTGAACCCACGCCGACAGTCCAGGCGCTGGGCATGAACGGGCAGATCTACGGTAACCGTGCCGACCTCATCATCCTTGACGACACCGTGACGGGAAAGAATGCCCATGAGTTCGCGAAGCAGATCGACTGGATCCAGCGAGAAGTCATCAACCGACTGTCCTATCCTGGAGGTACCCTACTCCTCGTGGGGACCCGACTTGCCCCCGTCGAGCTTTATTCTGAGATTCAGAAACCCGAATGGTATGGACAGGATGAAGAGTCTCCTTGGACGTATCTCACCCAGCCTGCCGTCCTGGAGTTTGCAGACCACCCCGACGACTGGCATGTTCTCGCACCCTGGACCAACCGACCCCCAGTGTCGCTCGGAGCAAGAAAACTGGTTCAGGCAGGGGCAGACGGACTCTACCCCTGGCACAGCGGCCGTTCTCTCGCTAGACGACGCGCGACGTCGTCTCCGCAGAACTGGGCGATGGTCTACCAACAGGAGCAAGTGGTAGAAGATGCTATCTTCCCGACTGACAAAGTTATCGCTTCGATCGACGGCATGCGAGCAGCGGGACTCATGTCCCGTGGCGCCCCTGGTCATCGGGACTTCGGGATGGACGGACTCTATATCATTGGCGGTTTTGATCCGGCAATCACAGGACACTCCGCAGCGGTCATCCTGGGTGTGGACCGAATGTCCGGAGTGCGTTGGGTCCTTGACATATGGACCCGAGCAGGATGCAAACCCGATGACCTCTTCGACAAGATCAAAGACTGGACAGTCAAGTATCACGTGAATGAGTGGGCTATCGAGAAGAACGCGATGAACCTCATGGTTACCCAGAACCGTGACCTGAGGAACTTCCTCGGTAGTCGTGGCTGTCTTCTCCGGGAGCACTACACGGGTAACAACAAGAACGACGCTGACTTCGGTGTAGCGAGTATGAGCATGCTCTTTGACGGAGCCAAAGAGGGAAAGGGCCTGATCCGCCTTCCCAGCCGTTCTCAGCAGGAGGGCGTCAAAGCCCTTGTGGAGCAGCTCACGACCTGGTTCCCGCAGACGAAGGCCAAGCAGGATACGGTCATGGCGCTGTGGTTCGCAGAGACCAGGGCTCGTGAGATGGTCAACGACATCGAAGCTGTCTTCCACGTGACGAACGAGTATCTGTCCCCCAGGGACAAAGAGAAACAAACCACGGTCGATCTCGACTTCATGGCTATGTCTGCCGCCCAAGGGGGCGGCTCACACGATTGGTGGGCCTGATTAATGGCAACGCAGTGCAAGCTCTACACCAACGTCCCTCAGTCGATCCCTCCGAACACCTGGACCACGATCAAGTTCGACGTAACCCTTCGCAACGACCGCGGGATGTACCAAGGTACACACGACGCGATCAGCCCTCAGTCAGCGCTGATCGTACCGGACGAAGACGGGGACTTCATCTGGTCCAGGTTCGTCAAGTGGGATTCGATCACCATCCCCGAAGGGGACACTCGACCGAGGGACTTCCACGAGCGGTTCGTCCGTGACCCCTACACAGCCCCTGACGGCACCGGGGAGACGGATGGCCCTGACACCGTGGGTATGGATCTTCGTGTCGTGACGTGGCCCTTCTGGGGTAAGGCAGGACGACCGATAGCGGTCGAGGTACGACACAACCACCATGAGCCTGCGGTTGTGGTTCACGCGCAGTTCTCGGCAACGACTTGGGATTACTAAAATGGACGACACCGGCTGGGAATACACAGGAGGCAGTAAGTGAAGTGGGTTAGTCGATCAGAGCTTGGATGGCCTGCTTCTGCTGCGCCGGACCAGGCTACGACCAACGGTGTCAAGATTCATTATGAAGGCACTCCGGTCCACAACGAAACGCACAGCGACTGCGTAGCGGAGGTCAAGGCTATTCGCCGGTCTCACCTAGCCAACACCGCTGAAGGCTATTCGGACATCGCGTACAACCTCCTGGTGTGCCGACACGGCTACGTCTTCGAGGGACGCGGTAAGGGCAAGCGGACTGGTGCCAACGGTAACCAGCCGCTGAACCGAGCTCACTACGCTGTCTGCGCCCTTCTGGGCAGTGCGGGAGACACCGAACCTACCGAAGAGATGATCGACGGTCTGAGGGAGGCGGTCCAGTATCTTCGCGATCACGGCGCGGGTAAGGAGATCAAGGGGCATCGCGACGGCTACGCCACCGCGTGCCCCGGGGAACCTCTTTACGCTCTCGTGAAGTCGGGCAAGCTGGAGCCTGTTGCTGAGGCCCCCAAGCCCGCACCGAAGCCCAAGCCGGTCTACGCACCGTATCCCGGTGCTTCGTTCTTCAAGATCGGTCGACAGAGCCCGATCATCACTGAGATGGGTAAGGCCTTGGTCCGTGCTGGTTGGAAGGGCTACAAGGTCGGCCCTGGTCCTACGTTCAGTCACACCGACGTCAAGGCCTACCGCTGGTTCCAGCTGCACCTTGGCTACACGGGTAACGATGCCGACGGCATCCCTGGTCCGACCTCGTGGGCGAAGTTGAAGGTTGCTCGCCCTAAGGGTTAGGAGGTAAACGCATGACGCACCCCACTGTAGAACGGGTTTCCAAGAAGGTTGAGGCGTTGCGTCGCGCTGCTGCCGCACGGGATCAACGGCAACGAGATGTGCACGATGTTCGTTCTGGCGACATCGACACGGTTGTTCCAGGGGCCATGCCTGACGCATGGCCCAAGCCGATCGTTGCCAACCTGATTGACACCTCCGCCCGAGACGTAGCGGAGGTTATGGGGACGATGCCGAGTATCAACTGCTCGAACGGTATCCTCACCACCAGCACAGCGAAGAAGTTCTCTTCGAAGAAGACTAAGGTCGCCAACCACTACGTACAGCAGTCCGGCCTCCAGGCCGGGCAGCAGGTCTGTATGGCTGACAACTACAGTTCGTTCGGTATGGCGATCTACGTCATCGAGCCGGACTTCGAGGGTAAGCGCCCGCACATCAGGGTTGAGAACCCGATGGGCGTATACCCCGAATGGGATCTCTTCGGCAGGCTGGTCTCGTATTCGAAGGTCTGGCGTGAGGAAGCGATCCATCTTGCCGCCAAGTTCCCTGAACTCCTCCGCCTTCTCCAGTCCAACGAGACTGGGCAGTCCGAGCAGCAGGGTTGGGCTGAGCGGGAGATCGAGGTCGTCAAGTACACCGACAAAGACATGATCGTGATGTACCTCCCGAACCACGCTGACACAGTCGTGGACATGATGCCGAACCCGCTGGGTAAGGTGTTCGTCTCGATCGCCAAGCGTCCTGGCTATGACAACGAGATCCGTGGTGCGTACGACGACGCCATCTGGGTTCAGCTCGCTAAGGCTCGCATGGCCCTTCTTGGTCTAGAAGCCACGGAGAAGACGGTTCGTGCTCCTCTGGCTGTCCCCCGGGATGTCCAGAAGATGACGTTCGGAGACGACGCGATCATCCGGACCGACAGTCCTGACAAGATCAGGCGAGTCGGTATCGATGTTCCGCAAGCTGCCTTCCAGGAAGGTCAGATGCTGGAGCAGGAACTGCGGGTTGGTACGAGAACCCCAGAGGCTCGGTCCGGCAACATGGACGCTTCGATCATCACCGGTCGTGGTGTCCAGGCCCTGATGGGTGGCTTCAACACAGTCATCACCACAGGACAGAATGTCCTCGCTGAGGCTCTTCGCTCCGCTATCGAGTTGTGCTTCGAGATGGACGAGAAGCTCTGGCCAGCGGAGAAGAAGACGATCCGTGGTCAGGTACAGGGTACTCCCTTCGAGGAGACCTACATCCCTGGTAAGGACATCAAGGGTGACTACACGGTAGACGTGACCTACGGGTTCGCGGCCGGGCAGGATCCGGCTCGCGCTATCGTCGGACTGCTTCAGCTCCGTGGTGACCAGCTGATCTCCAGGGACTTCTTCCAGCGTCAGCTTCCGATGGAGATCGACGTCGTGCAGATGCAGACGCAGATCGACACGGAGCAGTTCACGGACGCGTTGAAGCAGGGTGTGATGGGTTTCGCCAACGCCATTCTCCCCATGGCTCAGCAAGGCGGGCAGGATCCCACAGACGCCCTCTCCAAGCTGGCCAAGCTGATTGAACTGCGCGAGAAGGGCGAGCCTGTACACGACGCTGTCCTCAAGGTGTTCAAGCCCAAGGAGGCCCCTCAGGGGGCCGCTCAGAGCCCTATGGAGGCTCTCCTAGGGGGAGGCCCCGGTGGTGGTCCAGGAGGCCCTCAGCCGGGCGCACAAGGCGCTCCTCCAGGGGCTCAGGGACAGCCACAGGGTATGGACCTCATGAGCCTTCTCAGCGGTCTGTCAGGTAAGGGTGAAGCCACGATGTCGGCGCGTACACAGCGCCAGAGCGCCATTTAAGGAGTAAGCATGAGCGACGGTATGTTTGCCGGGGATCACCCCCGTAGCGGTGAGTGGTTCACGCTGAAGGGTCGGATGCTCAGTCCGCACCTCCAGCCGGTTAGCGAGCAGGACAAGAATATGGGCCCCGAGAGGCTCAACCAGGAAGTGTCCACCGGATCCAACTGGACTGTCTTCCTCCGCCCCGTTGACGCGCCTACGCGCGGTGGCGGGACTCTCGCCCACTAAGGTAGGGACCTTATGAACGAAGAAGAGATCACTGAGGATGAGTACATAGTCACTCCCGAGAAACACGACAGGTGGTCTCTTCTCGTTCTGGCGACGGCGTTTACCGGGGATCTTGCAAAAGTCCTTGCGGATTACAGCGCTACTGCTGCCGTGATGGCAGCTGCGCACAGGTTGTACAAGAAAGAGAAGAGTGAGTTTTACGAGATCGTGAGGTAGTCATGGGAACTCCGGTAGCGGGTCCTGGTCAGTTCAGCAAGCGCACTGACAAAGCGGTGGAGAAGGCTAGTGACACCCTTCCCAATGCCGGGTACGGTGAGCAGAAGGCCTATCAGGAACAGAAGAGTGCAGCGCCTATGCCTCAGGCTGACTTCGCTGCGATGTTCGGTAATCCTTCCGAGCGGGTTGTTCCGCTCGATCAGGATACTCAGCAGCCCAATACCCCGGTAACCGACGGTGCTGCGATGGGCGCTGGTGCGGGAGAGGAAGCCCTTGGTCTGGCTGATCAGTCGAATGAGGATCTTCAGCGGATGATCCCGTATCTCCCGGTGCTTGAGTTCATGGCCAACCAACCTGGTGCGTCGTGGGCTATGCGGAATGTCGTTCGCAAAGCGAAGGCGATGACCTGATGTCCGGCGTCGAGTACAACTACGGCGGGCAGTGGTTCGATGATATGGGTGCTCTAGCGGCGGCTTTTGTAGACACCCCCGTCTTGGGTGTAGACATTTCCCGTGCGAATCTCAAGCGCAGCGAGTCCAACGATCTCGCGTCTTCTCTTCTCAACGTCGGCATCTCTCCTTACGACACGGAGGAGTCGCCCGAACCAGGAGTCTAAATGCCCGACAAGTACTCACCCAATGATCTCTTCCACCTCCAGGAAGACGTGGTCAACGGCAAGTTGAAGATGGCTGATCTACCAGACTCCACCGCTGGTGACCTCCAGCGGTACTGGGAGGACAACCCGGCGTCGTACGCCAACGACCCGATGATGTCGAACCTGGACCAAGCTCGTCTTGGTCAGATGTCCAAGGAGCGGTCTGCCAAGGCAGCCGCTGATCTTCCGTTCTTCCTCAAACCGATTGAGTGGGTCGGTTCCAAGATCTACTGGCTGTACTCGCACACCACCTCGCCTCTCGTCTCGATGGCGGCTATGGGTCTGCACGACGTGCTGTACGGGCAGCAGAGGGACTACAAGGGTGCTCCGGCTATCGAGTCCTGGCAGGACGCCTGGGATGCTGCGAGGAACACCTCGCCTGGTCAGGCTATCTGGATGCTCGGTCTGAACGACAAAGAGCTGAAGGACCGTGGTATCTCTACCGACCAGATCACCCAGGACTCTAAGAAGGTTCTGGCCGGTACGTACCACGACAAGCCCACGGAGGCTGATCCTTTCGGGAACAAAACCCCGAAGGAAGAGTACTTCGGTAGCGGAGGGGCTAAGTACGCTACAGGGGCTGCTGACCTAGCTGTGTCCTGGTGGGGTGACCCGCTGGTTCTGACCGGTAGGTTCGCTGGCATCACTCGTGCCGCTGCGCTCCTGAAGCCGACTGAGCGTGCGGTTGCCCGTGCTGGTGGGGACTTCGACAAGCTCGCTGCCACGCCGACGTTCAACAAGATGGTTGACACCGTCATGAAGTACAAAGCGGCCGACAACGAAACAGCCCCTCTTCGTCTCCGCCGAGACATGCCGACTATCCGTAAGTCCGCTGACGGTGACCTCCTGGCCCGGCTCCTAGGCCGGGCAAAGGACGAAGAAGAAGTAGGTCAGGTCCTTCGTATCAGCTTTGGTGACTACAAGGGTTACCTCGGGCTGGAAGCTAAGAACATCGGTCTAGCAGCCGAAGTTCGTATGGGGCTTCAGAAGGTGACCGCGCTTGACGCGCGGTACCACGGTCTCAGTCCTACCTCGCAGGAGTCAGCGGCTGGGCAGAGGATCAAGTCATACCTGGAGAACGAGACCAAGAACATCTCCAAGATGAACCAAGAGACTAGGTTCATCGACGAGAAGCTCGATGCGTTCCGCAGCATTGACAACATGAACTTCAACCGGGTAACTACGCCTATCGGTATGAAGATCCGTGGATCCAGTCTGGCTCAGGGCCAGAAGATCAGTCGTGATGGTATGACACGGATCCAGGCTTTCCCTGCGATGGTGTACAACAGCACGGTTGCATGGCCTATTCGGGCGATCCGGTCGTACAACGACATCAAGCCCTCGTATCACATTGATGTCCACGGGGAGAACTCGTACCTCGAAGTTCAGGAAGCACTCAAGGAGACAAAGATCCTCTCTCGGGAAGATCGAGAGAAGATGGTGTCGAGTTACATCAAGGCCACCCCCAACGAGCGTGGTCGTGACCTGATCGCTATGGAAAACGACATCGTCCACAAGGTTGCTGAGAAGTACGGTGTGGATCCTGCGGTTGCCAAGGATGTCTACACCGACTTCGCTGCCAGGCGCCAGTCTGGTCAGCAAGCTGCCGCTGGTCGTACCTACGGCTCCGGTACTATGCCCGACCCGGCTAACCCGGGTCAGACTATTCGGGTGGCGGAGATCGATAGCGACGGTGGCAGGCTTATCTCTACTCCGCTGTTCGATACTCAGCTTGCCAACAGTCACGTGATGATGGACTTCGGTAACTTCGAGAAGATCATCGCCAGGCATGGCAAGAAGTTCGAGGCTCTGAAGAACACCTGGGGTATTCGGGGGCAGGCCTGGTACCAAGCTAACCACGTAGCCGACACGCTTGGTTCGTACTGGAAGTTTGCTCAGCTCTTCCGCTTGGGCTACGCGCCTAGGGCGCTCTCGGATGATTTCCTTGGTCAGGTTGCTCGGTTCGGTGCTATCTCGATGGTCGGGCGTACAGGGCGTGGTGCCACCAACATGGCTACCAGGTTTACCCGCGGCCGTTGGGCCGCGGATGAGGTAGCGACTGCACAAGAGAAGGCTGCTCTTCTTGAGACCCACATAAGCGAACTAGGTGCTCGACAGTCTCAGCTCAAGGTCGACATGGCAGCAGCCAAGGCTCGGGGTGATGACTGGACTACTATCCGCGATGAGAACATCGACGTAGCGGACCAGCTGGAAGCTGCCAAGGCCGATCACCTCGACGCCACTAATGTCTTCGAGAAGACTGCCCGCAAGGATATCAAGGTCGGTCGTCAGGTGTTTGACGCACCGTTCGGTGGTCAGCAAGGAAAGCTGTTCGAGGATCTTTCCTCTGGTAAGCGCAACCTGTCCAACCTGATGGGCCGTGAGGCTGACTGGTACCTGAAGCGCATGCGCCGGGTTGACTGGGAGAACATCACTCCTGGATCTCACGGGGTCGAGAAGCATGCAGGCGCTTGGGAGCGCCTGATCAACGATCAGATCGGTAAGTCGAGTATCGGGAGGCAGGTGCTCGCGGGTAAGTCCGAGGGTGAACTGGTTCGGTGGATGCACGGTACCCCTGAGGGGATGAAGTACCGAGCGGATATCGGGTTGAAGAACATCTCAGACGCCGAACTAGCCCAGCGAGTGAAGGCCCAGGTCGACTACGTCATGGACCCCACGATCCCCGGTATGGCCGCTATTCGCCAGTCCGCCCTTGCGGGGCGGCTGGACATGGAGACTCTCAAGGAAGCTGTCCCTGCTGCCAACCGGCCGATGGTCAACGCAGAGACCTTCAAGTATGCAGAAGGTACCAGCACGGTTTCCCAGCTCGTTGACAAAACGATCACCGGGTACTACAACCTAGCCAACCAGCTTCCTGCTACCAAACTACTTCGTAATCCGTTGTTCGCTCAGATGTACAAGCACCACCTACAGAGCGATGTGAAGGTCCTGGAGTCTCAGGGCGTCACTCGGATGGATGAAGCTATGCGGATGCGGTTGGAAACAGCCGCTCGTAAAAAGGCACTCGCTGACGTGAAGTCATTCACGTTCAACATGGACCACGAAACGAAGATGGCGTACAACATGCGTCACTTCGGTGCGTTCTTCGGGGCGCAGCAGGAGTCGTGGAACCGCTGGGCAAGGATCATTGCAGACAAACCTCAAACGCTGCCGCATATTGCCCAGGTCTACGGTGCCCCTGCTCGTGTAGGGATGGTTACCGATCAGGATGGTAACCCGATCGACGGTGCTGGTTATGTGCGCGACCCGGTAACCGGGGAGCGTCGACTGACCAAGTACGCCGACCGCAAGATCCTCTTCCAGATCCCCGAGTACCTCGGAGGCAAGAAGCTCAACCGGTTCCTCGGACTGGATGAGGACGCCAAGCTCACCGTACCTATGTCATCGGTCAACATCGTCTTGAACCACGGAGATGGTGCCCTGCCCGTTGGGGCAGGGCCGTTTGTACAGATGTCGATCAACCACTACGCCAAGGAAAGCCCTGATGTAGCGGACTGGGCTCAACAGATGGGTGTACTCCCCTTCGGTCCTCAGGACTCAGTCCTGAACTTCATTAACCCCAACACCGGTAAGCGGCTCGGGGATTCGATGGACGACATGGGGGCAACCAGGCAGCGTGCGCTTCTGTACATGATGCAGGTCGAGCACTACAAGTACGAGAACGGACTCCGTGACACGGAACCCACCTGGAAGGAGCTTGACGCCAGGGCCAAGAAGTGGTCTATCTTCAAGACGATCATGGCATTCTCTCTGCCGGTCAGTATGAACGCACAGGACCCGTACCAGTTCTTCCGTGACGAGTACAACCGGATGCAGAAGATCGACCCCGCCAGAGCCGATGAAGCATTCCACGATAAGTACGGTGACTCCCTCTTTTCCTTCTCCGCCTCGTTGTCCAAGAACAACACGGGTCTTCGTCCCACGAAGGAATCCGTGCAGATGAGCAAGTACTACCAGGACCTAATCGGCAAGATGGGTCCTGAGTACGCTGGTCTCGTGGTCGGTGATGAAGGAGATGGTGCGTTCTCTCAGGGTGCGTATTACTACCAGAAGACGCATGCCGCTGCTGCGGGTAGTTCGACGACCCAACGCAGCACGATGTCCGCACGAGAAGCTTGGGCGGAGAATCAGAAGGGTCTGGGCCGGGTTCAGTACGGACAGGTCATGGATGGCATCAACTCCGAGCTCTACGGTCGTGGGTTGATGACGTTCAACGACGCCGGGGCGGAGGATCTGAAAGCCCAGAAGCAGTCTCTTGTACACGTACTGGGTAGTCCTACGCTCTACGACGGTTCTGAGAATCCGTACTACAACAAGGCGTGGTCCGAGGAATTCAACTCGTTCGACACGAACAAGTACGATCGCACTGCCAAGGATCTCCGAATGGCGGTGGAGGACCCGGAGCTCTGGTCGAAGGCCTACGATCCCGAGACCAAGACGGTCGGGATTCGTTCTGACATCTTCTCCCTCCGCTCGTACCTGGACCAGCGTATCAACATGCAGGTACAGCTTGCCTCGCGTAAGCGAGAGGGTGGTTCGAACGATATCCTCGCTCAGTCGAATGAGGATCTCAAGGACAGCTTCGACTTGTTTACGAGGATGTTGATCGAGCAGGATACGAAGTTCGGCAGGCTACATAGTCGGTGGTTCTCTACCGATATGGGGTTTAACCTTGACACAGAGTACACCCCTGCTCAGCAGACAGCCCTCAGATCAAGTACAGAAACACTAACGGAAGACGCTGCGGGCAAGAGTGCAGCAGGCCAGAGCTTGGGGGTTGATCTCTTTGGTTGACATAGGAGGGACGTCCGGTGGCCCTACAGCCACCCGGGCTCCTAGGAAGTCCCTGGGAGACACCATTAAGGACGATGCGGCACACAATGGTGCTTCTCAAGGCTCTCGTAACGACCCCCCGGTCTATCTGGGTAAGGGCGAGAAGAGACACCTGACTGGTATGCCTGTCCCCTTTTACGGGGACAGGACCGCCACGGTCTCCCAGGTCCAATCGCAGTTCTACGGCTGGGACTCGGACACCCGGTCGAAGTTCCTGACTCAGCTCAGTCTTGCCGGGTACAACACCCAGGGCATGACTGATAGCGATATGGCTAAGGCCTGGGGTGCATACGCCGAGCAGTCGGCTATGTACTACTCCGCTGGTAGGAAGTTCACTCCGTGGGACATTCTTGCCAAGGACAGGAACATGCGTGAGAACGCACCTGCCCCTACGCCGAGGACTACCACGACAACCGAGAGTGCAACGAACCTATCTACTCGGGGGGACGCTCACGCTATCTTCCTCAAGTCCGCTCAGTCCCTCCTGGGGAGGGACCCTACGGGTGAGGAAGTCAAGCAGTTCCAGTCCACGCTCAACGCGTACGAGAAGGCGCACCCCACGGTTCAGACCACCACGAGTACGTTCCTCGGTCAGGATCTACAGAAGCGTAGTACGACCACCAAGGGTGGTGTTAGCGCTGACGAGCAGCAGATGATGTCTATGGAAGACATCAAGAAGGATCCTGAGTACGGTGCCTACCAGGCCGCTACTACGTATTTCGGTGCGCTCATGGATATGATCGGCGGAGGGTAAGAAATGGCTGTTTCCGGCTCGGACATCGTGGCCTACGCAAAGCAGTTCGTAGGAACACCGTACCAGTGGGGTGGGAACAGCCTTACCCAGGGGGTTGACTGCTCTGGTCTGGTTCAGCAGGTGTACAAGAACTTCGGGATTAGTGTTCCCCGAGTCACGTACGACCAGATCGGCGAGGGCAAGGCAGTCGGCATGAACAAGCTGATGCCCGGGGATATGGTGTTCTTCGACACGAACCGCAGGATCAAGGGCCCTGACCACGTTGGTATCTACATCGGTAACGGCAAGATGATCAATGCCCCCCGCCCTGGTAAGTCTGTTGAGATCGTGGACATCACCAACGGATACTACCACGACTCGTTCATGGGCGGTCGAAGAGTGGGTGGGATTACCGGTGGTGGTCCTGCCGGTGACTGGGATCCTTCAGATACCGACTCTCCCAAGGCCAAGCTGTCCAAGGAGGAACTAGCTGCTTCGTACGGTTGGGCTTACGGGTTCCTGAAGTCGAACCACGAGCTGAACAACCTCTTCAGTGAGGCAGTAGCCGATACCTGGTCGCAGGAGAAGTTCCAGGCCAGGCTCAGGAACACCAGCTGGTGGAAGAAGAACTCTGCCAACATGCGCAAGACGGCTGTGATGAAAGCAACCGATCCCGCGGAGTACAACGCCGCCCACGAGGCGGCGAGTATCCAGGTGAAGAAGCTAGCTGGTGAGATCGGTGCAGCCATTCCGGGTAAGAAGCTCAACGGCATCGTCGACTCCGTGCTCCAGACAGGGCTTGATGAGGACGGTATTCGCAACGCCCTCGGCAAGTACGTGGGGTTCACCAAGACAGGAACCCTAGCCGGTGAGGCAGGGATGTTCGAGAAGTCCATCAAAGAGTACGCCTACGCCCAGGGCATCAACCTCAGTAAAGATACGGTCAAGAGTCAGGCTCAGAGGATCGTGCGCAAGGTGGCCACAGAGCAGGACTTCCAGAACGAGGTTATGCAAGCGGCTATGTCTGCCTACCCCTCGTACACTGACCAGCTTAAGGCTGGTCAGACCATGATGGACATCGCTGAGCCGTATATCCAGGAGATGGCGGATTCCTTGGAGATCCCGCACACTCAGATCAATCTCACCGACCCTCTGATCAAGGGGGCGTTGAACGGTGTCGACTCCAAAGGCAAGCCGACTGGCATGGATCTCTCGACGTTCCAGTCGAGGATCAGAAGCGATCCTCGCTGGGGTGAGACGAAGTTTGCCCAGGACAACGTGATGCAACTCGGCAAGAAGGTTCTTACCGATATGGGGTTGAGGAGCTAGCTCATGAGCCTTTCGTTTGAGCAGTTCTTCCACGGGATTTCAGAACAGGAATCCGGAGGGCGCTACAACGCCGTGGGTGTACCGGTCAACGGTAACCGCGCCTACGGGAAGTACCAGGTAATGGACTTCAACATCCCTTCCTGGACTCGTGCGTACTACGGTAGGTCTCTCACCCCCAACCAGTTTCTCAGCAATCCCAAAGCACAGGAAGCTGTAGCCAAGGGAAAGCTCAAGTCGTACTGGAACAAGTACGGCGCTAGAGGCGCCGCTGCAGCCTGGTATTCCGGTAACCCTAACTTGAACATGTCCACCCGATCTCAGTACGGTGGTCCCTCGGTCAAGAGCTACGTGGACCAGGTTCTCGCTAAGGCCTCGAAGTACGGGGGCGGAGGTGGAGGTGGGGGTAGTACAGGGCTAGGCCAGTACTCAGGAGGGGCGATCGTGTCCAGACTCAGCGATGCTGAACTAGCAGAGCAGTACGGGTTCGTATCCTCGTTCCTGAACGCCAACAAAGAGTTGAAGAGTTTGTTCAAGCAGGCTGTGTCTGGTGGTTGGGACGCTGCGAGGTTCCAGGCCAAGCTGCGAAATACCAAGTGGTGGAAGACTCACGGTAAGGATGAACGAGAGTATCTGCTCAAACTCAAGGCAGACCCTGCTACCGCCAGGGAAGAGAAGAAGGCAGCAGACGTCAAAGCCCACCAGATCGGTAACGCCCTGGGCATTCGGGTAACGGACTTCACCAAGAAGAAGCTTGGGGAAGCCGCTTACAACATCGTAGCCAAGGGCTGGAATGATGAGCAGGTTCGCTACTACCTCGGTCAGTACGTGTTCTTCGGTGATGTACAGCAGGGCGAGGGTGGAGAGATATGGGATCAGTTGCACCAGTACGCGTACTCGATGGGAGTGAAGAAGTCCGGTAAGTGGTACGCGGACAACTCCCGTAATGTCGTGCGTGGTGTGGCGACTATCCAGGACTACAAGAACGCTATCGCCAAGCAAGCCAAGTCCCAGTTCTCGCAGTGGTCGAAGCAGATCGATGCAGGACAGAGTGTGGCTGATCTGGCACAGCCGTACATGCAGTCGATGGCTCAGATCCTGGAGCTGCCTCCGGGCAGCGTCAACCTTTTCAACCCGACGATCTCCAAAGCGTTGAGCTACACCAACCCTTCGAACCTCAAGAAGGAAGCTAAGCCCATCTGGCAGTTCGAGCGTGAGGTCAGGAATGACCCTCGTTGGAAGAGCACGAAGAACGCACAGGATTCAACTATGCAGGTTGCCCACCAAGTCCTGACGGACTTCGGACTAAAGTTCTGAGGAGCGTAGATGGCTAGTCAGGAAGAGATCTACGCTGCACAGGTCGCTTTGTACAACTCGCAGATCGTGAAGCAGAACGCTCTCATCAAGTCCACTCAGTCCAAGGCGAACGCCACCAAGGACAAGAAGAAGAAGGTCTCCTACGGGACTCAGATCGAGAACTCAAAGAGAATCATCCAGTCCTCTTCGGAGAAGCGTACTCAGTTTCAGAACAAGCTGTACGAGTCCAGAGGTCAGTACGAGAAGCTGCTGAGCGGCCCTAGCCGCGATGCATACCTGGCGTTGAACACCCTCTTTACCGGCTACGGACTGGGGTCCCTAGCCGGGAAGGTCTACGGGTACATCAAGGAAGGCTACTCTTCTGACACGATCTCTGTCCTGTTGCAGGATACTTCGGAGTACAAGGAGCGGTTCAAAGCGAACGAGCAGCGGAGGAAGAAGGGACTACCTGTTCTTTCCCCCGCCGAGTATCTCTCTGCTGAGACCAGCTATCGGCAGTTGATGAGGCAGTCCGGTCTACCCGAGGGGTTCTACGACACCAACGGTGACTTCACCGGGTTCTTGGAGAAGGACGTCAGCCCGACCGAGCTTCAGGGCAGGCTTGATTTGGCTACGCAAGCCACTGCTCTTGCCAACCCAGAGTACAAGAAGGCTCTGAGCGCTATGGGGATCGATGACAGCCTTGCGGCTGCCTACTTCCTCGATCCCAGTAGGGCTATGCCGTTGCTTCAGAAGGCAGCTGCCACCGCCCAGATTGGGGCGGAGGCGATGAGAAGGAAGCTGACCTTCGATCAGGCTTATTCGGAGAACCTCGCCACCCAGGGTGTCACCCGTGAGGATGCTGCTCGTGGGTACACGCAGATCGGTGAGGAGTACGGGACTCTCCAGGGTCTCGGTAATATCTACGGTGGCGGCTGGACTCAGAGGCAGGCTGAACAAGCCGCTTTCGAGGGTATCTCGCAAGCTACCGAGCAGAAGAGGCGCCTCATCGGGCAGGAACGAGGTGCGTTCTCAGGCTCCGCAGGTGGAGCTAAGGGTGGGCTGGCCCAAACCGGCGGTGCGAGGTAGGATATAGTGTAAGTCGGGGGCCTAGGGGCCCCCGCATCTACCAAGGAGTTACTATGTTTCTCAAGTCGATGACCGTTGAAGAGCTTCGGGCTGAGCTTGCTGCTGCCCGTAAGAAGTTCGAGGACGGTACGCACAACACCATCAAGCGTATCGTCGACGAACTCAAGAAGCGCAAGTAGCACAGCAGGCCCTTCGGGGCCTGCCCAAGCGGGGTAGTTCAGCTCGGTAGAACAGCGGGCTCATAACCCGAAAGTCGCAGGTTCAAATCCTGCCCCCGCCACCACGAGATACTCGCTGGCGTATCTCGATGTACGAAGTCCAGCATCACACCGAACGAGCGATGCCGACTCTCCCTAGGGTCGGCTATTTGGCGTTCAACTAACTAGGAGGAAGTCACATGAGTGACGCATGGGGTATTGACAGCAACGCAGACAGCGACCTGGACAACCACAACAACGGTCCCAAGGCTCTTCGCGATGCGTACGAGGCGATGAAGAAGCAGAATGACGAGCTCAAGAATGGATTGGCCTCCATTCAGAACGAGCTCCGCTCTCAGAAGGTCTCAGCTGTCTTTGACTCTCTGGGCATTCCCGGTGCAGCCAGTCTGTACCAGGGTGAGCCCGATCCCGAGAAGGCCAAGGCATGGGCAGAGTCTATGCGCGGTGTCTTCGGAGGTGGCAGCCCGGGGGGTACTACCCCGCCTGCCGACAGCACTCCTGCCCCCGCCCTAGAGGCGGGGCAGCAGGCACAGCTTCAGCGTATGACCGAAGCAGGGCAGCACGGTTCTCCGATGGGGAACATGGATGCTGCCTTTGCTGCTGTCGGTGACGCTACTGACGTTCAAGGCCTCATCGCTGCGTTTCAGCAGTCTCTAAGGAATGGGGCCTAATCCTCTAAGGAGTTGAGATGGCTAACGCCTTTACTGGCACTTCAGCCATGGCGAACCTTGTCCAGACCGCGTATGACCGCGCTCTTGAGTTTGCCTTGCGTGCCCAGCCGACGTTCCGCATGATCGCTGACAAGCGTCCCGTGCAGCAGGCTATGCCTGGTTCGTCTGTTGTTTTCGAACTGTACCAGGACCTCACTCAGGCTATCACCCCGCTGAATGAGCTTGTGGACCCGGACGCTGTTGCGGCCGGTAACCCCACTACTGTTTCCGTTACTCTCAACGAGTACGGTAACGCCATCCTGGTTTCCAACAAGCTTGACTTGTTCAGCTTCACCGACGTGACCGCCGGTCTGGTCAACCAGGTTGCGTGGAACCTCGTTGACTCTGTCGACCTGCTTGTTCAGAACGTCCTCGCGACTGGTACGCAGACCGTGCGTACTTCTGGTGGTGGCGTGATCGGCTATGGTTTCGGGTCCACCCCGACCAACCCGATTGCTCTGACCGCGATCGACTCGGACTCTACGTTCACCTCTTCCATGGCCCGCCTTGCGGTGGCCCAGCTGAGGACGAACAAGGTCCACCCGAACAAGGGCAGCTATTACACCGCGTACATCCACCCTCAGGTTTCTCTCGACCTCAGGGCCGAGACCGGTGCTGCTGCCTGGCGTGACCCGCACAACTACTCGGCGGCCGGGAACATCTGGGCTGGCGAGATCGGTGAGTACGAGGGTGCTTGCTACATCGAGACTCCGCGTGCTCAGAACGTGCAGTCTGGTGCGGGTGCTGGTGCGACCCAGACCCGTGTGTTCAACACCTACTTCACCGGTCAGCAGGCTCTTGCTGAGGCGGTTGCTGAGGAGTTCCACACGGTCCGTGGTCCGGTTGTCGACAAGCTCACCCGGTTCCAGCCCCTGGGCTGGTACGGCGTGGCTGGTTGGACGCTGTACCGTCCTGAGGCCCTGATTGTTGCCCAGTCCACCTCCAGCGCTCGTAACGCTGCCTAACCAAGGAGGAATCTATGTCTGGGTTTGATAACACGTCCTTTACCGTCCGTACCGTCAGTGGTACGACGGACACCCTGACTGCCACTGACTACTTCGTGATCTACACGAGCACGTCAGCCAAGGCAGTTGCGGTCCCTGCGATCTCGACGCTTACCCCGGGTCGTGTGTTCGCTATCGTCAACACCGCTGCTGGTGCACTGACGATTACCCCGTCTGGCGCGCTTATCAACGGTGCGGCTACGTTCGTCACCCCGGCGGGTACTGCCGCCGGTGCTGGTCGTACGTGGATCGTCAACGACGGTACCAACTGGTTCACCGTGGTCGGTAACACCACCGCGTAATCGAGAGGAGCCTCAGTGGCTAGCTATACGTACACGACTAACACGGTCGCTGAGGCTCCCTTTGCCTGGAACTCGTTGATGCAGCGTTTCAGGATTGATCGGGGGATCTCCACAGTCGAGGTCACCCCAGGTGTGTACGAAGAGATCAGGTACGACGCGTACACAGAGGAGATCGGGGCAGTCAACCTGCCCCCGAACCCGAATGAGCTTGATACACCTTTCTACCCCGCCCCAAGGGCGGGCCTCCACTACTTCCGCGGAGGTTACGAGCACACGGTAAACGACACAGTGAGGGCAGACCTGATCGCTTCTGGGGTTGCTACCTCTTCCAACTTTGTTTTGATCCCCTAGGAGGATCCATGGCTGCTAAGAAGGCCAAGCCCAACCCGAAGGCAAAGCTTGGTGCTGGTGGGAGGTTTGCGGCTGTTGAAGCCGCTGCCAAGAAGTCTGGTGCCCGTAATCCTGCTGCTGTTGCTGCCGCGGCAGGACGCAAGAAGTACGGGGCAAAGAAGATGGCGAAGATGTCCGCCAAGGGGAGGAAGAAGTAATGCCCGGACCCAACATCTATGACCCGGCCAAGGGGCCGGGGTCTAAGTCCTACGACCAGTATCACAACCAGGTTGCTGCCGGTACTGCCGATGCTCTTGGTCCTGCGGGTAAGACTGTCAACCTGGAGCATGACGAGAAGGGCATCCTGGAGAGCGGAGTCCATGAAGCTATGGGCATGCACCAGCGTGCAGCTCTCGGGTCTGACCACGACTCTTTCCGCACAGACATCTACCGTACCAACTCCGCTGGAGATATGGACTGACTATGCCGCCTGCCAAGCGTATTCCTGCTGCCTCCGCACCTGCTGCGCCTACGTATCTGTTGGTGATCGGGGACATCGTCAACCTGGAGAAGGGTGGTCGTACCCTTACGGGTTACGAGGTTCTTGATTTCGATGCCCGCTACGTGAAGTTCCGTGGCAGTGTCCTGAACTCTCCGCAGACTGAGATCGTCCTTATCCCCCACGAGAAGATTGAGGCGATTGGCCTTGTCGGACAGCGATAAGTACAAGATCCGTAAGGGTACTCGCTGTTCCAGCTCGTGTGTTACTCGCGACCACGAGACGTTCGGTGAGTGCCTGAGGGCCAAGGGCCTTCAGGTTAACCCACACGTTAACCACGAATACAGCGTCAGGCAGAATGCCTGGGACGCTGAGCTACACGCGTACAGCGATGCAGTCCGGCAGGGCGTCCAGCCCGCTGGTACTTCCAAGAAGAAAGTAGAACTAGCAATGAAGGCAAGTGAGAGGACCGGTATCGCGTACAAATCCTAGAGAGCAGGGAGTTAGATGGCAGAACAGACAGTAAAGATCGAGGGACTCAACACCCTCACAGGGACCATGCCCATATCCGGCTCAGTCAGCTCCGCGCCCAGCGGGGTGCAGGACGTCAACCTCGTTAGTCCAGCTACTGTGCCGGTTTCAGGAACGATTACCGCAGTACCCAGCGGTACGCAGGTTGTGTCCGGTACAGTGACCACCGTTCCTTCGGGAACCCAGACAGTGACAGGCACCGTGACCGCTACTCCTACAGGCACGCAGGCCATATCAGGTACCGTGGGGAGTTACCCGGCTGCCGTACCCGGCATCCTGGGTGCGTACGTGTACAGCGTCAGCGTTATCCCTGGTGTAGCTGCTGCAAACAACTACATCTCGCTGTTCAACCCACTGCTGAGTGGAAAGACAATAGTCTTCACCGGTGCGGCTATCAGCAGTGCTGCCGCGGCTTCTGCGGCCGGTGTCGAGCCAATGCGGGCGTACAGGACCACGACCGCCACCCTCGGCACGCTGGTGGTCAACGCCACTGACGTACTCAGGATCCAGACCACCATGCCGGTTTCTTCAGCTGAGATCAGGACAGGTAACCCGACTGTCACGCTTGGTCCGGCCTTTTTCAACGTACCGTGTGCAACCGACGGGCTTGTCGACCCCACTACCGTCAGTGTCATTCTGGCACCGGGTGGTATCGGTGCGTTCACCCTCCTCCCTGGTGAGGGACTGGTGCTACGTGCTGAAGCAGGCGATGTCGACCTTCGGTGGAACATGAGTCTAATATGGGCGGAGATGTAATATGGATACTTGGGGACCTAGCACAAGCGAGATCCGTTGTTCAACCAGGAGCACGACAGGGACGTTGGTCACCATCCCCGCTGGAAACCTGTACACCGGGGAGGTTTCTATCTCCGCCTCCGTTGCTGTTGCAGGTAGTTCCACCCCTACGGTGTCCGTCAGTGGTGCGGATGCTGGTCCGGCCGACGGAACAGTCGTCGCAAGGCTCAACCTAAACGGCCTGGCGCTCACCACCGTTGCCGGTTCTAACCGAACCCCGATCATCGTCAGGGCGCCAGCCGGTAACGACGTCACCCTGGAATTTACTGCTGGTGCTAACGGCACCAGTTCTGCCACTGTCAACGGTTTCATCTACTAAGGAGCACCATGGCAGTCTCGTTCGGCCAACTGGTATCCCGCACCAAGCAGCAGCTACAGGGGTACACCAAGGACCAGGCGTCTGTTTCGTACTTGACTGCCGCTATGAACGCCACCGATGTGACCTTCAGTGTGGACCCTGAGACTGTCACCAACCTGTCTCGTGGTCTCATCGAGATTGATGACGAGCTGCTGCTAGTCAAGAAGTACGACCGTGCCTCGGGTGTGGTCACGCTGTTCGGTGGTTCGTCTACCAACGCCAGGGGTGTTGAGGGTACTACTGCTGCTTCTCATGCACTCAACGCACTCATCACTGACGACCCCGTGTTTCCTCGGCAGCGCATCAAAGACGCGATCAACGACACCATCCGAGGTGTGTACCCAGATCTCTGGGTGTTTGCCAACACAGAGTTCAACTACGTAGCGGCTAGGTACGAGTATGTTCTACCCTCCGCTGCTGAGGACGTGTACAAAGTCGTGGTCAACACCATCGGGCCTAGCAGGGTTTGGTTCCCTGCTCAGAAGTGGCGATTCAACTCGCAGTCCTCACTCGGTACCAGCCAGTCGCCCTCAGGGGCGACTGGTAAGAGTCTCCAGCTCTACGACTTCATCGTCCCCGGTCGTTCTGTGCGTGTGACCTACACCAAGGCTCCTACTGTGCTGGTCAACAATTCAGATGACTTCGAGGGTGTCTCTGGTCTACCCGAGCGTGTAGTCGACCTCATCACCTACGGCGCGTGTTGGCGCCTCCTGCCTGCTTACGAAGCTGCAAGGCTTCAGCAGCAGAACATCGAAGCTACAGAGAGGGCACCTCTGGTGCCCCCTGGTTCTGCCATGAAGGCATCCGAGTTGTTCCTGTCGCTGTACCAGAAGCGTTTGGCGGAGGAAAGAGACAGGCTGTTCAGGCTGTTCGAGAACTACCAGTCTTACTCATCCTAGGAGGCGGTCCCAATTACTGTCAGGTACTACTCATCGATCGCTCAGCAGACCACTCTTACCGCCTCCATCGGCCCGTCTAACACCAGTATCCAGGTAGCGTCCACTGCGGGGCTACCTGGTTCTACTCCGTTCACCCTGGCACTGGACTACGGTGGTGCCAACGAAGAGCTTGTGGACGTCACCATGGTGGCCAGCCTCACGCTCACAGTTACCCGTGCCGTAGACGGCACGTCTGCTACCTCCCATAACGCCGGTGCGTTCGTGAGGCACGTCTCTTCTGGGCGTGACTTCTCTGATTCCCGAACCCACGAGAACTCAACTGAGGACGTGCACGGTGTCACCGGTGTGGGTAACGACATCGTTGGTACCACCAGCACTCAGACCCTTGAGAACAAGACTCTCGACCACGCCACAGGGACTCTTGAGCGTGTCGACATCTTCAACACCGGGTCGTGGACGACCACCCTCGTTGGTGATTCCGCTAACCCCACGCTCGCTAGGTTCAAGATCCTTGACAACGAGATCAACCTGAACTCCATGGTGACGTTCGACCAGAACGGTGGGATGTTCTCGACCAAGAAAGCTGCGGAAACCGACACCACGTTCCGCTTCTTGGTTACAGACTCCGATGGCACTACCCCGCGTTGGGAGGTGCTGTCTGGTGGCACGCTGTCGGTGTTCCCGACTGCCGCTACTACCAAATTCGGTATTGCGGTACGAACCACGGAGTCCAACTCCGAAGCTGCTTTCACGGTGTGCAACCCCGACGGTACCAACCAGAGGTTCGCTGTAAACAAGGACGGTGCGGTCATCACGACCTCCACCGTTGCAGCCACAGGGAACATCAGCACGGGTGGGACGCTATCCACTACTGGTGGCGGCACGATCTCTACCTCCGGCACTGTGAGTGCCGGTACAGGGTCTGTCACCGGTACCACGACCACCAACGAGCTGGCTGTCACCACGACCACGTGGTCTACGTTCACCGTCACTGTGTCTGGTGGTGGAGCAGCTACGTTCACGACTACCGACGGGTTCTTCTACAAGATCGGTAAGATCGTGTTCTACCGGGCCTACTGGGTAGTCGGTGTGGCTGGAACTGGTGCGACTGTTCTGACCGTGACCATGCCGTCGACTCCGTTCCGAAGCGGCAACAGGCAGTCCATCCCTGGAGGGCTCAGGGATGGTGGAAGCGTCACCGGTCCGCTGGTGGGTCTGGTATTTGCTGGTGGCTCTGGAGCCACCCTGGACCGCATGGTTCTCCGAGACGGTACCGACGCAATAGGGACATCGCTTACCGCAGGATCCATCTGGGTTCTTGAGGGCTGGTACCGAGAAGCGTAAGGGGCAGCAATGGCAGACATCGTCCACCAGATACCGTGGCAGATCTCCAACTTTAATGGTACTGGTGTTGGTGGATCCTACGCCTTGCAGAACTACCAGTTCGACTACGCACTGAGCGGGATTCCTTTCCTCTCCGCTACTCGTGACCAGTGGCCGTACCAAGAGCAGATGGCGGAGATCAGGAAGCAGCAGTTCGACAGTTTCGCAGAACCCGGAGAGCAGTCCTTCTACGGGTGGTGGCTGCGTTCGCAGTCCACCTTTAACGGTGGTGCTGGGATCATCTATCAGGATCCGGACAACGACAACCAGTTCAACTACAGGTTCGCTGAGTCGCTGGGTATCGATCCTTGGACCACAGGGCAGATTCAACTTCTCCGCCGTGCCAACAACGTAGCGACCCTCACGGGGTCGCTCAACGTAGTGCGAGGGTACATCAACTCTTCAGGGGTTGACAGAGCCTGGTATCTAGACGGTGGAGCCTACCGCTCCACCGATGGATCGGCTACTACATTCCTCACTTGGGCTTCCGCTGGTACTCCGTTGTGGATGGCGTCCTCGGGTAACCGTAGTCTGCTCCTGGCTACCGACGGTATCTGGTCTGGGGTGGACGAAGGCGCTGCGGTCAAGATGTACAACCCACCCGCGGGCACGATCACTCGTGGAACCATCGAGTACGTCAAGGCTCGTATCGGTGTGGCGTTCAACGCCTCGTTGTACTTTGCACCTATCATAACTACAGGTCTGCCAGGGACCCTACCCGCTGCTACGTACACCCACAACAACCCTGATTGGGTGTGGTCCTCGCTTACCGATGGTCCCAACGCTATCTACGCAGCGGGACACGACGGTACTACTGGTTCGATTTTCAAATTCACTCTTGATGGTACAGGTGCTGTCCCGACGCTGTCAGGTGGAGGGGTGGTCACAGCCCAGATGCCTACTGGTGAACGGATCAACACCATCTACGGGTACGTCGGGAGTTTCGTCGGTATCGCCACCACCAAGGGTTTCCGTATCGGTGAGATCGACCAGAATGGCGACATCAACTACGGCCCTCTGCTGTTCACTCCGACCGGCGGATGCCGGTCGGTGGTTGGGTTCGACAGGTTCATGTGGACGTGTACAACCCTCGCCCACGATGGTCAGTCCGGCCTCTACAGGGTGGACCTGGGTAACGTCAACCAAGAGCAGACGACCCGGGCTATCCGGTATGCGTTTGCTCGGGACATCTACGCTACCGGTGAGACAGCAGCTGCCCAGTCTGTGACCATGCTAGGCGGTACGGACCGCAAGGTGTTCTCGATTACCGGGGACTCGATCCACGCAGAGGATGCAACGATCCTCCTGCCGGACGGGTACCTCGACACCGGCCGTATCAGGTTCAACACCGAAGAGCCCAAGCTGTACAAGTTCGTGTCTCTTCGTACACCTATCCCGCTGTTGGGTGAGGTCCAGCTTACGGTGCTGGACCAAGGCGGAGGTGTAACACCCTACGCAACCTTCGGTCCTACGTTCTCACCGGGTACCGGGGACATCTCGACACCCCAGCCCAACGGCCCACAGAACTGGATCAAGCTTCGTTTCACCCTCCGCCGAGGATCCGTTACTTCTACAGGCGGTGTCCTTAACGGCTGGCAGGTCAAGGCCCTACCGGGTTCTATCCGCCAGAGGATCATCACCCACACGTTCCTTCTGTTCGATGAAGAGACAGATAAGGGTGGTCAACGCGTTGGGTACAACACCTACGCACGGGATCGGTTCGAGGACTTCAAGACTGTCGCTCGTGCCGGTGATGTCGTGGTGTTCCAGGAACTTCAAGACGACATCTCAACCCTCGTGATCGTCGACGACTGGCAGTACGTACAGACTGCCCCTCCTGGCCCCAACGCAGGAACACTAGGTGGCTACCTGACTGTGAAGCTCAGGACCGTAGCCGAAAGTACTTAAGTCCACCCAAGGCTCTAGAAACAGGGGAAGCAGTGGAGCCGCAAGCGCTTATCATGGCGTTCATCGCTCTCGCCGGTACGTGTGGCGGGATCATAGAAGGGCGACGACAGGCTAGGTCGTTGCATATGGGTGTCGCTACTGACACCGTCAGCCTACTGCAGGTGCAGGTGGCTACCCTCTCCGCTGATCGCGGAGAGAAGGATGGCCTTATCAACGACCTCCGTGTTCGTGTGGAAGTACTCGAATCCCTGGTTACTCAGCGGGCTGAGGTTGAGCAGGTGCACGAGACAGTCAAGGGGATCCGCGGTGTAGTGGAGCGGATCGCTACCAAGGTTGGAGCCTGAAGTGTGTGAGCAGCCGTCGTCCAAGCCCCCGTGGTTCAAACGCACGATCATCCGGCCTGCCAACGACTTCGAGAGGGAGGCTGTCACACACGCTCAGCGTGTGCTGAGGTGCGACACGACAGGAGAGATGGACGAAGCTACTGTCTCTCACCTCCGCGGTATTCAGAGCCTCTTCGGTCTCAGGGTGACGGGGGCTCTTGACGAGCCCACCGCTATCCAGATCGAGAGGATCCGTGGTTACTACGCCGTTTAACAGCGAGAAGCAACGAAGGTACATGTTTGCCAAGCACCCTGGGATCGCTAAGCGTTGGGCTGCTGAGGGCAAAGCGTACGTCAGGCCTAAACCCAAGAAGGCGGCCCCAAGGCCGCCTATACGCAAGCGAGGTAAGAAATGAGTAAGGTCTATATTCTCCGCCTAGCCGAAGAGATGGCAGTGGTGTTCCTGACTGCTTCTCTGCCGGTGCTGGTCATCGCTGGTGGCGTCAATCGAGCGATCTTTGTTGGTGCCGCTGGTGCTGGTCTGCGCGCTGTGTACGCTGCCCTGGTTGCCAAGATCGGTGAACGACTGCGACCGTCTGCTAAGTAAAAGAAAGAGACCCCCTCCTTGGAGGGGGCCTTTTTTGTTTCTACGACCAGCCCTTGAGGTTCCAAGGAGACACCCGGTCGTCGTGTTGAGACGCGAGGATGAACGCCCCCAAGTGGGTCTGCTGTGTTACGCCGATGAGGCCGTGTGGTGAGCACTTTACCCGGAAGCCCTCGTGACCCAAGTCTTCTATCTCCACTGTGTGGCCACTGAACTGGTCGTTCACCGGTGATCCGGCGGAGGACAAGAACACGGACGATCAGGCCACAAGCAGACGTTACGCATTACCGCTGCACCGTGAGCACAACCCGGAGTTGTTCGGGTTGCAGAGGCAGTTACCCATCAGAGCTTCCTCAGCTGGTGAGGCAGGAGCCCCGGCAGTCCGAGAACCTTCTGCTTGATCCGGTCACCGAAGTCAACGGCGACAAGGTCGTTGATCTTGTCGTGGTAATGGACTGTCCCTATCCGGTTGAGATACTTCGGGAAGTACCCGGGGAGGACGACCATCACCCTGTCTCCCTGCTTGAACTCAGCCACCGAACCTCTCCTTGTTCTGGTTGTAGTACCTGATGAAACCCTCTGCGTACAGGGGGTAGTTGTCGTCACCCGTCTCTTCATCACATTCGATACTCTTGTGCAGGTCGTAGTCCAGATACGAAATCAGCCTACGGAGAGCGAGCCGTACAGCAGTCTCGTTCACTTCAACTCCTTGATCACCGGTGTGTAGAGCGGGGTACGGCCACACCTCCGGGTGTGGCCCTTTCCCTTCTCCTGCTTGCAGGTCGAGCATACCATGCGGACTACCCGCATCACAGCTCCCTGTACTCCGTTGTGCTGGTGGACGTCACGATACGAACGAACCGGTAGACCGTGTACAAGAAGTTTGCAGCAGCCTCCGTCTCCTCAAGCCCCTTGTACGTGTTGAACGAGATCCAGTCAGACAGCCCCGGGCCATCACCGGTCTCTCGCGCTACACGGATCTGAAGTTCGTAGCTGGTGTAGTCCATACTCACATCTCCTTGGTGATGTCTTCGAACACGTTGGGGTACAGCTCGTGCAGCTGCTCCAGAATCTCTTCTGCGAAGATCTGCATCTCAGCGTCAGCGTGCTTTGAGTGCCGCTTGCTGAGGACGTCCCTCCAAGCACGGAGGTTACCGGTCACGACGAACTTCGTCTCGACACCCGAGGGCAGGTAGTACCTCGCAGCCTCTCGTGCCTGCTTACGAGTCTTACCCTCTTCGACAAGCGTCGTTACAATCTCTGTGTAGTCGTCATGGGTGGTGCTCCTGACCAGTGTATCTGGGTACCCAGTCACAGCCGGGGGCTCAACGACACTGGCGTCCGACATGTTCACGTACCGCTGGGACAGCTCCGAGAAGCTGAGGTGGCGGTGCCGGATCAGCTCGTGGCTGAGGTTACGGCTGACACCTTCTACGTAGAACGTCACAGAAGCGTGCTCAAGAACCGAGAAATGTCCCTGCTTGATGATGTTCCGGATGTACCCCTCGCTGGTGGCTGTACTGAGGTTGGGCATGTCCCAGGATTCGTAGCACAGCCGACCAGCGAACTCGATGACGTTCTGTTGATGGTGCCCAGAATTCCAGCTGTCCACCCCTGCTGCCCGATCCTCGAACGAAGAACCACCAGCGTTACCGGGCAGCCGGTGTACTCCGGGCTGGTACGCGAACAGCCGGTTGTCGGTGTACGCGATGATCTGGATCTTCACTTGTTCCTCCACTCAAACCAAGCTTCAGCGACCAGCATGTACACAACACAAGCAAACCCTGTGGTCATGCCCGCTGCCACAAGCAACCCCAGTATGGTACCGAACCAGGCGAGGACAGTGAGCATCGAATCAAGCATCGGACACCCCTTCAGCTAGGGCGTACGCGAAGAGGATGATGGCATACCCAGCGAGATCCTTGTATGAGTCGAGCAGGCGGTCAGACGTCAGGCGTACACCCATACTCCGCAGGTTCTGAATACGGGCGATCTTGATACCGATCTGTCCGAGCATCACCTCTTCGGGCTTGAGCCCTGCCAGTCCGGCAGCAAGCTCGAAGTTCTGGAACTCCCCCTTAGAGGAGTACGTGTCGCTTCGCTCGCTCAGTAGTTCCTTCAGTCCGTCACACGCCATGTCGATCGCTCCGTTATTGCGGTCGCTCATCCGATTACCATCCTTTTAGTTCGGATCCCCGCACGCTCTGCAAGCCTAGCGCATCCACTAGCCCCCCGGCTTTCGTTCAGGATGAACGCGAGGCACACGTCCACCCCAGAATCGACCATCTGCTTATTCCGGATCGGTCCAGCAGCACGGCCCTTACTCCAGTCAGCCGGGTGACGTTCAACAGCACCGCCCCAACTACTCCAAAGCTGTTCAGCAAGTGCATCCGCTCCTGTAGGGCACGCACCCGAAACAAGGGTAGCACCCTCGGAGTACTCAGCCTTAAGCGCTTCTTCAAGCGTGTCTCGCTGTTGCTGGGAATTGATGCCCCAGTTACGAGACCCTGTCACAAGTACTCGCTTACTCATCCGATTACCACCCTTGCTATCTTGGTGTGCTCTATGAGGTTCGTGCACTGCTGGCACGGCTTGTCTGTTACGTACAGTGTAGCACCTTCGCAGGCCCGAAGGCCTGCGTCGAGGATGGCATTCATCTCTGCATGCAGGGCAAGGCAGGGGTACTGGTTGTAGTCCGCGTCCTTGGGGATCTGTTCGTGGGTGAAGCTGCCCCGAGGGCAGCCACCGTCGATGCAGTGAACCTTCCCCGAGGCTACTCCGTTGTACCCCTGTCCGATCACCCGCTTGTCCACCACGACTACTGCCGCGACCTGCCGTCTACTGCATGTACTCCTTGCTGTCCACACCCGAGCTATCGCAGCAAACGTCTCATCCCATGCAGGACGGGTGGTGTACACCGGGGTGTTCACCCTGTGTCCTCCCCTGAACGGCTGAGCTGTCCTGCTTTCCGGAGCTGTGCGTACACCGTGTGCACCCTGGACGGGGAGCGTCCTGCGAGCTTTGCCGCCTCCCGTACACTCAGCCCCTCGGTGTACGCCTTCTCGATGATAGTACGAACATCCTGACTACTGGGCTTGGGCTCTTCCAGTACCTCAGGAACCTCGATGATGTCCTCCAGGACAGCTTCCGGCTCGCTGACCTGCGGTGACTCCGTGGACGTCTCCCCCTCCAGGATGGTGTGCACCTGTCGCATAAGGGCACCGAACGCCAATAGTGCAGCAGTAGGGGGGACAGCAGCCACGACGTAGTTCAGGAGAGGGGCGTTCACCCCGACTCCTGCGACGTTCAGGGCAATACTCCCAGTGGAACCCACGACAGTAAGGCCTACTGCCCAGCTGTCCACCCCTGAACGCAGGACAGCAGCACGCAGCATGAGGAGTTCTCCTGCCACGATGAAGAGGTCCAGTGTGGCGGGCCAGGCGAACGCCCTAGCAGGAGAGGTGGACAGCCCGTAGGTGGACGCCACCTCTTCCAGGTGTGCATACGACAGCCAGAAAGCTGCCAGGGTGGACAGCACGATTACTCCTGCTACTGTCCACGTGATGATCCGTGCTGTGCGCTTCATGTCCTCTCGTACCTTCCGTGTCCTGTCTTGTGCACCAGGCCTTCCGCCTGGAGCTGTAGTAGTGCCAAGTATACCTGAGTCTTCTGTCGTCCTGTAGCAGTAACCAGCTGAGTAGCCTTCTGTCCACCCTGGCCCCTGAGGGCCAGGAGCAGTGCCTTGCGGGTGTTCAGCTCCTGAGCAGCAACCTCGACCTTGAACAAAGAGACTTTCCGGGCGGGAAGTTCCAGTGTCTTAGCCGGAAGTTCCGGGGGCGGAGGTGTTGAAACAGCAGTCCCCACCATGGGGATAGCCTTAAGCACCTCATCAGGGATAAGCGGTGCCTTGTACTCATCCGGCTTGGGGTGTTGGTTGTCAGACACCAAGAACCACCCCGAGCTACGGAGTTTGTCGGGCCTCCAGCCTTCGGAAACCATATCTCCGAACACCAGCTGAGCCTCGTTCTTACGCCTGAGCTGCATGGAGATGATGCACCCGAGCTGGGAACGCAACGCGGTCGGCAGATTGGTAGCGAGGGGGTACTGCGTGGCCCACCAGATGTACACGCCCAGCGCCCTGGCCTGCTCGACCAGGGAGAACAGGTTGTCTAGATCCTCCGCTGAGAGGTGACGAATGAGGTCAGCACCTTCGTCTACCTGGATGATCCGCACCCGGTTCTTGGCTGTGGGGTTCCACTTAGTCGTTCCTTCAGCGATCATGAGGGCTGCCCTACGGGGGATCTCCACGTTCCTGAACCAGTTGATACGCGCAACACACTCTTCAGTGGTGGTAGCGATAGCCACCGCCTTGCCCCTGTAGTTCTGAGCTTCTGTACCGTTCTTCAGATCCCAAAACTCCAGGTCAGCGTCATCAGCCTGGATAACCCGGGAGGACATCACGCGCTGAGTACACGACTTACCGGAGCCTGACGTACCCGCGATAAGGATCCGCTGCTCCAGATTGACCGTGGTCCAGTCGCCGTACACATCCATACCCAGTGGGCACGGATCCGTTATAGACACCCTGCCCGTAGGCAGGGTGTAGGGTACCCCATCCTTAAGGGGATCACGTACCCTCAACCGAACGACTACCTTGTCAGACCTGTCTGTCGAGGCGATTTTGATGGTGTTCCGCTCGACTCCGAGCCCTGTTTCGAGGGCCACAATCCTAGACAGCAGGGTGTCCAGAGTAAGGCTGCCGTGTAGTCCAGCACGGATGTCAACACCCGCCGGAGTCTTCTTCAGCCTGCCCCGCTTGAGTCCTGTGAGCCCGCGGTTATCACACATCTCCGCCCACTGCTTGGGCTGCAGCCTGTGCGCCAGGCGCACAGGGATAGAGTAGGCAGCAGCAAACCTCAGCATCTTGGTTCGGCGGAGAACAGCACGGATCTTGCGCTTCAAAAACTTCCTGGCTGCCTTGGACTTAACGAGGATCCACCCGAGGACAAGTAGGGTGATAACCCCCTTAACTCCAAGTAGCTCAACGAGCTCCATTGTTACCCTCCGTAGTTAAAAACAAAATTCCGGTCCGGAAGTTCCGGCCGTGAAACACCCAGTATAACACTAGTTGATGTGGGTGTTTCTGGCTACGGAACTTCCGGACCGGAAACTAACGCTGTGTTACCGGTCTACTGGACCTCTTCGTGGTAGTGGTAGTACTCGTTGGCCTGGTACGGGATCTGGAACGAGGTTGCACCTCGCTTCAGCTTGTGGTGTACCTCCTTGGCAAGCTCCTGGAGCTTCTTCTTTGCCTGCCTCTCAGTCAGCCCTCGGTACTTCCACCGGCAGTGCCTAGAATCGTAATGACAGACCTGGTACATAGTCACTCTACCACTTCCGCTCTTCGATGTGGAAGGTCTCCCACGCAATGGAACGGTCCAGCTTCGTTGCAGGGACCTCAAACTTCTTCGTCTTCACTGACAACCTGGGCAGGCTGTACGATCGTGCAAGGTTGCTCAACGCATGGTGCGCCTTTTCAAACGACGTGAACTTGTTGATGTCCTGAGTTTCGAGCCGTGCATCATCATGCCACTCGTTCACAACCACGTAAACCACTTCGTCATCCTCCATGAGTTCCTCGTACACGTGTTCTTGCTCTTGTAGTCTAACACGCTTGTTGCTCAGACGCCTAGTGCCCTTGTCCGGCCTGCCCTGGAAATCTTCCCACTGGCTCACTGACGGATCCTGTCCCACAAGGCTTGAGGGCCCTGCTTCAAGAAGACTGAGTTCACATCCTCACCACGCGGCATGGCCACCTGGATGGCTGCGGTCTTCAGCTCGTTGCTGAAGGTCTCCCACATCTCTTCTCCCGCAGTATCGCCGTCACTAAACACATAAACTTTCGAAAAGTCCTCGAACACGTTCGACCAGTGAGGCTGCCAGTTCTTCGCACCGGGCACACCGATGGCAGGGATACCGAGTTGCCCCAGTGTGAGTGCGTCCATCTCTCCCTCCGCTACAGCGATCCAGTCGTCAGCAGCTCTGAGAGACTGAACACCATAGAGGTTGGTGCCCCAGCCCTTCATCTTCTCGTACTTCCCGTGGAACCCCACAACCTTACAGTCGTGGGACTGGAGGCACCTGAACGTGATGTTGACCGGACCAGCGTCAGTCAGGTACGGGATGGCAAGCCTTCCGTGATACTTCCTGAGCTGCTGAGGGGCGTCCTCAGGCACTACGCCTAGCCCTCGCGACCGAGCGTACGCCAGATCGATTCCGCGCCCCTCCAGCCAGTCTGCTGCTTCGTCCACGTGGCTCAAGAACTGGAGCGTCGCAGCCTCCAAGAATCGTCGCTGTTCTTTGGAGAGCTTCACTGTAGCTGAGTCCTTCCTTCTGCATAACGATCTGAACTGCGTTGCCTGATGGGCAACGCTGGGCATGGCAGTTAAAGACTTGCTCGGTCGTGTTGACCGAAGCAGAGGCAGTAGCGTCACCGTGGAAAGCACAGCGTACTGCCTGCCACCCCTTGCGGGGTGGCAGCTTGTCGAACCCGTAGAACACAAGAACGGGTTCGATGGGGAGCACAGGGAACGCCCTACTCTGTCCTCTTCGCACTAGGCCTCATTCCGTAAGCTTCCCGGAGAAGCTCCCTCGTTTTGTCAACTACGTCCTCCAGATCCACTACCATCTCCGCCAGATCGTACGTCGAATAGCGTTCGTAGTAGTCCAGTACGCGCTCCGCGCGACTGTCGTCAGTCATCGTTCTTCACCTTCCCGATTACATCGAACGCCGGAGGGCGGAGTAGGTAACTCACTGCCCGCTGAAGCATCTCTACATCGTCCCTTGAATGGCCGAGGATGTACTTGTTGCAGGTCGTACAGAGCAATCCTCGCGTAAACCCGGTGACGTGGTCGTGGTCGACAGACAACCGTTTCGTACGCCCATTCGCCCTGCGACAGATGTAACACACCCCGCCTTGTGCAGCGTAGAGCTGCTCGTACTGCCCCGGCTTGAGGCCGTAGACCTTGCCGACCCGCTTCTCATGGGCCGCCTGACGGCGGACCCTCTTGATCTCTCGATGATGCGAGGCGCACCTAGGCCCTGGATACGGAGCTGCCCTCCCCGAAGAGGGAGGGCAGTCTCGACACTTCTTGTTTACCACCACGGTTCCCAGTTCGGATTAGCCTTCTTGCGCTCCACCGCATCCATCTGCTTCCTGAACACCCGCTCGCAGTCGTACGGCCCACCCGCAGGGTGGCCTGTACCACCAGCGTCTTTGTAAGCCTTCTTGACTTCCTCTTCCAGCTCCTTCAGTTCAGCGAAGTTCTTGTCCCGCTTGGCGGCCCACGCCTTGGCAGACGACGGGCTCCGACCACCCGATCCGTTAGACCCCATAATACCCCGCTCCACATCACCCTGGAGGTTGGCGTACTGCTGAGCGAGCTTCTCATACCGCTTCATAGCCTGGTCCTGCTTGGCCGACTTACGCCGGGCAGCTACGTCGTCCTGGTCCTTCTGCTGCTGCGTCCGCTTGTCCTTACCCCATGCCATGTGCTTCTCCTTGTCGTCGTCTGGGACTAGTGTATCAGCCTTCACCCAGGAACTCAGCAAGCCGGATCACATCGAGAACCGAGACCGGCTCTTCCGACACATTCCGTACCTCCTGGATCAGCCGGTACGCAAGACGAAAGTCGTCCACTCGGTCAGCCACGGCCTCAGTGCGGCTGGCTTCTCCAGCGTCAATCTGAGACATCATCCGCACTCCCTTCGATCCAGGATGTTCGCCACATCGTACATCACAGCAACCTTATCGTACTTCGGGTTGTGTATCGACGCCCGCATACCCTTGCTGTCGATACGGCCCAGCTCCTTATCTGCCAGTATCCGTAGCTGCGTGGCTACCTCAACAGGGTCTACCTCGGTCATCAGCCCTCCTTGAATCCGTTGCAGTTCGTACAGTACCAGCCGTACACCTTGTCTCGCCAGTCAGGCACAAGACAAGGCTTGGCACAGCACATCATACTTCCGGATCGATCAGCCGAGCGGCTGCGCTGTACGCAAGGCACACCTTGCACATGTTGTGCCCGGCCTCATCACGGCGCTTGGCACGGATCTTCTCTGCCAGTTCGTGAGCGTGCTGGTTGAGCATCTTCTCAACGTACCCTACCGGGTCAACGGCATGACCTGTCTGGGGGTCGCAGGCCACACCAGTTTCGAGACCATCAACGAGGGTGCTGACAAAATCGATCAGGTTTTCTCGTGCACTCATGACTCCACCTCTGGATCGATCAGGTCAGCTGCCTCGTGCAGCCCGTCGTATCGCCCACCGTAGGCGCCAAGAGCACGCTCACGAATCTCTTCTGCCAGTTCGTGAGCGTGCTCGTCAAGGAGCGCGTCTATAAGCAACCCCGCCTCCGGCACCTTGTACGACACCATAAGTCCAAGGATCTTATGCTTGAGCCACCGCGTCTCGCTCATGACTCCACCTCCGGATCGATCAAATCGGCAGCTGCGTTCCAGCAAGTCCAATCGGAGTTGTACTGCGGACTCTCATCCCGAATCTCTTCTGCCAGCTCGTGGGCGTACGCGTCGATGATTCGATCAGCGTCAGCACCTCGCATCCCCAGATCACCCATCAACAGGTTCTCCAGATCCTCACGTGCACTCATGCCCGCTCCCGCCACTCGAACCGCATCCGGTTGTTACGCATGACCAGCACACGCTCACGGGGGTTGACCTGAGTCACACCCTTGGCCTTGATCTGTCGCTTGACAGGGCCGCCCTTAGGGGCGGCCGCCTTCTTAGCCATCACTTTCCTCTCATCAGTACGGTAGTCAGTCGGTTGACGATAGCCTCAGGTCCCCGCAGGTGTCCGAGGTTCTTCTGGTCTCGGCGGATAAGAAAGACATCCCTGTCTTTGTTCGCCTTCTCCAGTTCAGCGAGAAGGATCCGTACCTTCAGTTGGTTGGCCTTCGGTACAAGCCGAAGGATGTCACCCTTGATGCGCTCGGTGCTGACGAACAAAGCCATCATGCTCCTTGGAATAGGCTTGGTGTACCGTCGTGAACAGCGTGCTCCTGCTGCTCGATCAGGCAGACACGAGCGTCTGCCCTCATCGTAAAGAAGGTCTCTGCGGTAGCATCCTGCGGACCGAAGCGGTTCTTGACTACCGCGATGTCCAGCGTACCCGCCTGGCTGTCGCCCCACAAGGTGCAGATCAGGGTGGGGAGCTGACTTCCCTTACCGATGATAGCACCCCGCGGTGGCGGTGCCCCCGCTTTGGCAGACTCGCTGGTGTGGTGGACGATCGTGACCGCAGTCTCCTGCTCCCTCGCCATGTCGTCGAGCTCGTTCATGAGGTTCAGGTAGTTGTGCTCCGAGATACCTTCGTAGTCCACCTTCAAAAGGATGTCGATCACGGTGTGATGCGGGTACGCACCGTTGATCTCTCGGTACGCCTCTGCTTCGAACCACATGTGCTCGATCGTAGGGCTCGCTGCGAACGACCAAGCCACGTGGTCAAGCTGCTTCAGTGCTTCGTAAGCCTCCGGCTTCTGCGCCATGACCATGAGCTCAGCTTCTGTCGTCGGCATGCCGGTCACCATAGCAAGGCTACGCGAGGTCATGGTGAAGTCGTCTGAGTCAGACGAGTGGTAAATCGTAGGGACCGCAGGTCCCATCCGGTTGACGACGTTGAGCATCATGATCGTCTTCATAGAGCCAGGGGGACCGGCTACCATCGAGATGGAACCCCTGCGGAATGTCATCTGCCGTGCCCCGAAGACGGGCCACGGGTCTGGTAGAGGCTCTCCTGCAGAGACACCCCTAGCCATGTTGCGGTGGAGTGAGCGAATGACTCTGCTCTCCTTAGATTGAAGAACCCCCGCCTAAGGGCGGGGGCTTGCTGTGTTTCGTGGGCGGGAAGGGAATCGAACCCTTCGAGCATAGCGTGTGTTACGCACGTCATGCTCCCACTTCCGCCCGTACCCCGCCCGGACTCGAACCGGCGGCCTACCCATTTCCGACGGGCTTCCGTTCCATACGGGGCTGGAGGTGGCCCCGGAGGGCCACCGTTAATCAGATAGGCAGAACGAATCGAACAGCGAAGTTCTTCCGAGGGGCAAAGCCCTCAGTCTTGCTGGGGGTGTCAGCCTCACGCTTCAGGGCGTAGGTGCCACCCTCCACATCTTCGAACCGGCGAACCTTCGCAGCCTTGATGGCGTTGAGCGTCTCCCAGTACGCACCGCCGTCAAGAAAGAGAGTCTTGAACCCATCCTCGGTCTCAAGGGTCAGCTTCAGCTTCCAAAGCTTGTTCCCGGCCGCACTTTCCTTCTGCTCATTCGTGCCGAACTTGTTGTCCGGGAAAACCTTGGGGACGCTGACGATGACCCCCTGGAGCACACTACCGATCTCCATCTGCTTGTACTTGACGATCTCACCCGACGGGTCGAGCAGCTCGTTCATGTCCATAATTTCTCCTAGGATTTATTATAGTTTGAGTGTGTTTAGTGTGGTTTACCCGAAGAGGTTCGGGATAGCTGCCTTGGTCTCCCAAGGCTTCGGAGGAACCGGCTGGTCTGACTTCACGACCCACGGTGCTCCGCTTGTGCCACTGACCGTAGCAGGAGCATCGTCAGCGAGCAAGCTGTTCGGATCGTCTCCCACAGAAACCGCTGTACGGCTCTGTACGGGCCTCTGAGGGGGGTCCTGGAACAGTTCCTCCAGGAGGGGGGCTGAGGGCTTCTGAGAGGCCTTAGACGGCGTTGTAGGGGTCTTCTGGCCCTTCTCGCCCCGCTGGAAGTTTGTAACCCAGATCTGGTAGGCGTCGCCGATGGCGGCTCCGCCCTGACCCTTGAGTCCAAACTCCTCATCGTCGCCGGTCACCTCGACGTAACCATACTGGACTGCCTTACTCGGCAGTCGGAACGTGATCTTCATGTCAGCCGTCCTGTTCGGTCTCAAGTGTGCGAATCCCAGTCACGTACACCCGTGTGTGCCCATCGTCGGCCCACAGACTGCCGAGATCACCGTTGTTGCCCGGGGTGAAGAAAACAGTGTACTCATGCTCCAGTAGGATGAGCGCGTCTTCTACGGCCTGGATACGCCGTTCCAGACTAGCCATTCTCGTACTCCTTACTCTTCCGCTTGATCTCTTCTGTGATGGACTCGGACGCTTCCCGGAGGGTCAGCGTCCCCGTGGTGCTAGGTACGATCTCGGGCCAGCCATGAACCCAGCGTACTACGTACCTGGGATTGAGATTTCCCCTACTCATCAGTAACATACCTCTTCAGTCACCTACTGGAGACCACGACGGGCAAGTGCTAGTAGTACCAGCAGTATGACCACACGGTATGTTCCAGCACCCCGCGTCGCAGCCACAAGCGTCGCTGTTGTGCCACGCAGACACGGGCTGGCGGCAGGTGTCGCAAACGAGGAACGGGTTCGCGAACCGGATCTTGGTGTGTGTTCGAGTACGGGTGTGTCGCATGCGCATCATACTCCTCAGTAGGGGTACCCGTCTTCGTCTGCCTTGTCGAAGTACAACGCTCGATCAGTCCGGCCTGCCACAAGCAGGCAGTTGGGCTCCTGGAAGCACCAGTTGCAACCGTATCCGGCGTTGGTCTTGTAGATCTTGGCCTTCATCTGGTCGTAAACCTCTTGGTATGCCCCGCCGATGACGGCGGGGTCTACAGCGGAGAGATCAATAGGCCGAGCCTGAGCAGCGAGGGGATTGACCATGCCCCAAAGGGCTGTCTTGGCGTTAGAGTACACACCGCTGTTAAGCAGTGCTACGTACGTCTCAAGCTGGAAGTTGTCCTTCGGCTTGTTCTTGCCAGTCTTCCAGTCGAGGATCACCATACCGTGCTTCTTGTGCTCAGCGATGATGTCTACGTAGGCCCTAAGAGGTACCTCAAGGCCAGGAAGGTCACCAGAAGCGTCGTACTCCACCTCCAGGACCTCTAGGTCCTGGAGAAGGTCTACAGCCTTCTCAAAACATTCCTTGACCTGGCGGAGGGCAAGATCCTCAACGATCGGTTCTTCCTTACTTCCTCCTGCCAGCCACTTAGAGGTGTCTGGTTCTACAAGCATCTGCTTCTTGATCAGCGGATAGAAAAAGTCCTCGGCTACAGGATCCTTGTCAAACTCTTTGGACTCATCTAGGTAGTCCTCGATCATCTGGTGTACAGCAGTACCGATAGGTGCATACCAGCTTTGCTTCTCTTCTGCCTTCTTCAGTTTGCCCAGGTACCAACTCCTGGGGCAACGAGTGTAAGAGTTGTACTGCGAATAGGACAAATGGTCCAAAGCCATCTTAACCCTTTCGTAGGGCCAGCCCCTTGCGGGGCTGGACCATTAATTCAGCGGAGGGTAATATTAACAGCTTCAGGACATCCTTCACTTTCTAGGGTCCTCGAAAGTCATCTTCAGGGCCAGACCCCTCCGGGGGCTGGACCCTTTTATTTCAACCTCCGCCATCTTTACTACTATTAAGGTGCCCCTGGTCGCCCTAGGGGGCTCCCTGGGGCTTCATATTCTTCTTAACTACACAAGAGTCAGTGTAACTAGACCTCCAGGTCTTGTCAAATCAGTATGGCGTGAGCTGTAACACATCCGCTGGGTTGGACTTAAGATCACTCTCTGTGTTACTATACGGGTGTAAACTACACACCGTACACCGGGAGAGACCTTGAAGACAACCCTAGTCGTTCCGGACATCCAACACCCCTACCACGATCAGCTCATGCTGGACAAGATCATCAGGGTTGCTCGTGACCTACAGCCCGATGCTGTTCTCCAGATCGGTGATGGCATCGACTTCCCTCAGGTCTCCAGGTGGTCCGTCGGTACCGCAGGTGCGTACGCTCCAACCCTCCAGGCGCACATTACAGGCTATTGCAAGGGATTCTTGGAACCTATGGCCCAGGCTGTCCCCAACGCCCGTCTAGCGTGGCTTGAGGGTAATCATGACGCTCGACTCCAGGACTTCGTAGGGAAGTACGCACCAGCGCTCTCAGCGCTGGATGCCCTCTCGATCGAGAACCTTTTCTCCCTCCGCGAATACGGCTGGAGCTACGTCAAAGGTCCTGTTCGGGTAGGGACCAACACCTACGCCATTCACGGTCATGAGGCACCTGGGTATTCAGCTAGCCTGTCAGCTTGGGATACCAAGTTCACCAAGCGCTACGGGTCCGATAAGAGCTATGTCTTTGGTCACACTCACCAGCCGGGGATTGTGGCGCGTGCATACGGCTGGTCTGGTAAGGTTACGCCCAGATGGACAATGAATGTCGGATCTGTGATGGACCCCGAGCAAGCCACGTATGTCAAGGACGGGTCAGTGTCCTGGCAGATGAGTTTCGCCATCCTCAGGGATGACGGAAAGCGTGTCTATCCCGAGCTCGTTCTCGCCGACAACCGAAGCTTCTACGCTGGAGGAGTGAAGTACTGATGAACACCGAATTCGCTGAACTGGTTGTCAAGGCCGCGGCTAGTGCCGCGTCCAACTTCCCCAACACCCACGACGTCAAGGACGTGGAGCAGGAACTCTTCGTCTGGGCGATGGAGAACGAGAAGACTGTTGATGCGCTCCTACGCAACGACCGTAAGAACGCCCTGTTCCGGCTCCTCTTCCGTGCCGCTAACTCATACCTCATCAAGGAAGACGAGGCAGTGTACGGCTACCGCAGGGAAGACACGTTCACGTACTCCACCGACGCTGTGAGGGCGGCGCTTGCCATCGTCTTCGACTACGAGGACTGGCAGTCATTCGGTGCTCACGGAGATGGACAGCCCCGAGCCAAGGCTCAGGCCAACCAGTCCGGGGACCACCTGGCGATGCTGGTAGACGTCAAGGCAGCGGTGGATAAGATCACCCCGAAGCAGCGACAGGCCGTCGTCTTGTTCTTCGGTACGAACTACACCTACGAGATGATCGGAGAGGAAGCGGGTATCACCGCAGCAGGGGCGAGAGACCGTGTAGAACGCGGTGTGCAGGCCATTCGTAAGATTCTGGGAGGGGAGCCCCTCTCGACCATGCGAGGCGTCTACGACCCCCGTAGGGGGCGTCCTAGCATCGCTGGAGCACTGGCCCGGACCAAGCAGGACTACGAGGGCTGAAAGCAGTAAAGAAGTGGTCCCGCCCTTAGGCGGGACCTTTCTTTTTATGTCAGTTCCAGAAACTTCACCAGTCGGTGGTGCTTCTCGTGTACCAGCCGAATCACGTCACTGCGGTTGTACAGCCTGACGTTACCCACTTGGGTGTGCACGGCGTCCTGGAGTAGCGACCTAGCCGTCTGGTACGAAACCCCCAGCTCCTCACGGAGCTGGGAGGTCGTAATGAACTCATCCATCACTTCTCCTTGTTCTTAGCTTCGATGACAGAGCCCCACGATCGTTCCCCGATGTTTGTGCTACACGTGATCGGGATACCCATGAGGTCGAACGTCATGCACTTCTCGATCTCACGCTGGTACTCTTCTTTCTCTCCCTTCGGGATGGAGAACAGCACCTCATCGTGGATAGGCAGGCGCATGTACGGCAGTAGTCCTGCCCTGTCCATGTTGAGCATCGCCTGCCCCAGGCAGTCTCGCCCTACTGACTGGCACGCGTAGTTGACTACTGCGTACATCCTGTGCCTGTCCAGGGGTAGACGCCTGCCAGTAATCGAGGTGTACACCCAGTTGTTCGCCCTGGCCTCCTGTTGCCAGCGGGTGGACACCCTCTTGATTTCAGGGTATTCGGTGTCGTACGCACGGACAGCTTGTTGAATTTCGTGCTCTGGGGCGCCAGTCTGCCGTGCGAGAGTGGCAACACCACCCCCGTACACCTTGCCGAACCCAGCGCCCTTGAACAACCCGCGGTCATCGTCTGTAGCCCCCGCGCCCTTGATCAGGCGGGCGGTGTACATATGGATGTCGAAACCCCTGGGGTACTCATCCTTCGGGTACGAATCAGCGTTCTTGAACCCGTGAGCCATGGCTTTCACACCCGCGAGTGCCGCAAGCACTCGCATCTCGATAGCCTGAAAGTCCGTACTGAGGAAGACATGACCCTCTTCTGCCAGGAGGCAGCTTCGGATCATGACGTCAGACGACGGCAGGGTCTGCAGTGCTGGCCTGGTGATACTCATACGGCCTGTACGCGCCTGCATGGAGTTGATGTTGGCGTGAACCCGACCCTCGGCACTCAGCGTCTCCAGGAACGTCCCTGTATACGCGGACTGCCACTTACCAGCACGCTTGGACCTGATCACCGAATCCGCCAACGGATTCGGGGAGCGGAGGTTAAGACGCTCCCACTTGGTGTTCATATCTGCGAGAGCAAGTAGGACAGGTCCGTCTACTTTCAGGGCACCACTGGGGGTGGTGTCTTTCAGCTTCTCGCCCATCTCCACCAGGGCTTCCGAGAGTTGCTTGGTCGAATTGGGGTTCTCCACACCCAGGCTGATCGCCTTTTCGGTGTACATCTCCGCCTCATCGAACAACTGCTGGTCCCGATCCCGTGTGTACTCGACATCAAGCACCATCCCAGTGCGCCGCATAACGGCGCACATACGTGCAAGCTGGTGTTCGTAGTCCAACAGACCGGCCTTGATGCGCAGCCTCTTATGCTCCGCTACGAGCTTGCGGTACAGCCTGGCGGTGT